AACGAGCGGTGCCCTTGAACACGGTCTGGTCCTGGAGGAACAGCGGGATGTCGCTGTTGGCGAACTCGATGCCGGCACGCTCAGCCAGGAGGTAGTTGCCGCCGAAACCGCCGATGATCTCATAATCGGCGATCTCGTCATCCTCGAACTCGACCACGGTGCCGCCGATGATCGGCATCATGGTGGTGTTGGCCACCAGCGCAGCCTGGGCATTGAAGGCCAGCGCCTTCGCCATGATGTCCAGGTGGGTCTTGCGATTCATCACCCAGAACAGGCCGTCAGAGCTGTACACGGGCTTGGCGATGCCCAGAGCAACGACCAGAGCCTCAAAGAACTCCGCGCCACGGGTGCTCTTGATGTTAAGCTTCTGGATGTAGGTGGAATGCAGATCAGTCCACGCGGGAGCGTTGGTGCCCCAGTCGGAGGGCTGGCTGGTCTGCGCCAGACGGGTCACGATGCCGGTGGGCTGCTTGGTGCCGGTGCCGAACAGGATGGCCTTGTCCAGAGCCTTGGCGATAGCGCCGCCGATGGCGGTCACGATCTCGGACGCCAGCGCGACGTCGGAATCCTCCAGCAGCGCATTGCACACAGCGATGTAGCCGCCGACCTTGTAGCCATCCACCTCGACCTGGTTGAAGGACAGCGCCAGCTCGTTCAGATTGGCACACATCTCAGTCCAGACGGCCTCGGGAATCGCGCCGGTGATGTTCTGACGGGCGGTGCCGGTCACGGGACGGACGTTCACGAAGGGCAGCAGGCGGGAGCCGTGGGCGATCTCCTCGCGGATCAGCTCCAGCATCACATCGGGGATGGTCAGGCCGACATTGGTGATGGCCCTCTTCTCCTTGATGGCGGTGCGGACTTCGACAAGGTAATCCTTGACCTCGTCGCGGGTGACCATGTTGGCCAGCCGATCACGGGTGGTCATGGTGACGTTGGAATCGCGGGTCTTCTTCATGTCCTTTTCATCCTTTCTTTCCTCTACCGGCTTCTGCTCGGCAGGCGGGTTAGTGTCCTGGGCTTCCTCCTCGGCAGCAAGATCGTTTTCCAGGCCGGTGATCTCCTGCTCCAGATCGGCAATAGCCTTGTCATGATCGGCCTTTTCGGTGTCGAAATCATTGACCATGGCTTCGATCTCGGTGCGCTGCTCCTCGGTCTCCACCTCGTCGATGGCCTGCTTCAGCTGGGCCTCGCGCTCGGAGAAGTCCTTGGCCTTGAGAGCTTCAAGCTCCTTCTTCTTGTTGTCGATCCGCTTACGCAGCAGCAAGGTCTTAAGCATCTTTCAATGCCTCCTTCATCTTGGTTTTCCACGCCTCAAGATCCCTGGCCTTGATCTCATCGCGCTCGGCGCATCTCGCGGAGATATTGGTCTCTTTGTAGGCCGGGAAAGTACATGCGGACACCTCAAACAGATTGACTTCCTTGAGCGTCCAGTGGACAGAGCCGTCAGGTCGTACTTCGGTTTCCTCGCTGACAATCTCGAATCCAAAGGAACACTGGTCAACGTCGCCACGCTTCACACGCTCATACAGGTTCATGGCATCGCCATCGTTCGGATTGATGGTGATGTCTCCCCAGAGACCGCGCTCGTCCTCTTTCAGCTCCAAGGTGTGAGCCTTGGTGCGTCCGAGAACCAAAGTCGTGTCGTGGTTGACCAGGGCGCGGATGTCACCGCCCAGCGTCCGAGAAAAAGCGCCGGGTGCAATACTCTCGGTAAGCCCAGGCGCGATTTCGTAAACATCAGAGAAGGTGGCGAAATAGCCGGAGATGTGCGGCACATGCTCATCGCCATCTTCTCGCGTCTCAAATTTTGTTGCGACGCTTCGAAGCTGTCTTAGCTTTTCGTTCATTTGTCTCTTCCCTCCTTGCAGGGCAGTCATCTGCTTGATCGGTCAGTATGCACCAGCCTTTACCGGCACACCAACGCTGATGGGCGCACATGTCGCCGATCTTCTCGCAGCGGATGTACATCTTCTCGTTGTAACGAGCGTGGGGACATGTGAGTTTGGCGGGTTTCATTCAGCATACCTCCATAAATAACCGCCGGCATATGGGCGCTTCCCTTGGCAGGTCAAACAAATGTTTCCCTGGCTTATGCCAAGGAAACGAGCGGCTTTGTAGATTGACGGAAACTGCATCTGTTCGCCAGTATCCATAGAGGTAGCAATGACAGGCCTCGGCACTGCGTTGTTCGGCATCAATCCGGTGGTAAAAGCGTGTAACAGATTATCGCCGTGTGTCACCCATTCAAGGTTTTCGGCGCGATTGTCCAGTTTGTTGCCGTTGATATGGTTGACCTCATCGGAATCATTGTTCTTTTGGCAGAATGCATCAGCTATGAGCCGATGAACGGATCTGGTAAAGTGATTCTCGCCATAAACGAGAGTAACCTCGCGATATCCAGCATTTCCGATTTTGCCTTTCAATACGCACCCGGTGTTCAGATTAACAATCTCACCATCCGGTGTAGCGCCATAGTCCGGAAATTCATTGATCCTCTTGCACTCCATATCATTCACCGTCCTGGATCAATTTCTTCTGCTTGCCGCTCATATCATACGGCAAATAGTTCTCAAGCACCTTAAACTCCTTCAATCCTGCCGGAGGCATATGCATGCGATCTCTCCACTCGTCACCGTTGATGTAGCCGCGATCAGCACCGGCAAGCAGAATATCGCTGGTGCTCTTGAGGTCGTAATCCATCAAAGACCAGAAATTAAGCTGCAGATACCACTTGGGAGAGACGATCAGCGTTCTGGTCATTTCCTGCTGGATGCCCAGAGCAATGGCCCTGATTTTCGTCTGCACGAAGTTGTTCCATTCCACCTGGCTGTAATCGCCCACGCCCAGCAGGAAGGCGGGAACGCCCAGCACGGCGGCAACGGTGCGCTTGTCCAGCTCCACGGTATCCTTGATTGCGAGGTCGGCCAGCGTCAGGGGCCGCACCTGTTCCACCTGGAACTGCTCGGCTGGAATCAACCACGGCTCACCAGTCCGCTGGGGCTTGACGTAGCTCTGCAGCAGCTTCTCGCGCCCTTCCGGGCTGGCAAATTCCTCGGTCAGCGCGTCCACCTTGACGATGATCGACGGCTTCCATTCGGACGCCATAAAAGCGTTCTCGGTCTTCTGGGCCTGTTTCAGATTGTTGGCGATGTCCTTCAACAGCACCGTGACGCCGCGCCCCTTCCAGAGGTAGCGCGGATCAGGGTTATAGGTGAAGTGCATCACGCTCTCCGGGGAGCGGGGGACGCCGTCGATCTCGACGGAATATTCCCGAAAGCTCCCAGGCTTCGGACGGAAGCTCACACGACTGGCCGCGATAGGCTCCATGCTCTGCAGAATGCCCTTGTATGTGTGCGGAACGACGATGCTGTTGCCGTTGCCGTAGAGCAGCAGATTCATGACAATCGCTGTCATCCATTGGCTGCGCGTCATGGTGCCGTTCGGAGTGATGTCAATCATCCTGGACAGCTCATTGACGATCCGCACATCGCCCTCGTCGGTGTTGCTCATCAGGTAGATGGTCATGGAGCCGATCAGCTCCGCGATGCGCAAACAGCCGGTCATGATCTCCGGGTTGTCACACAGCCTGGTATAGCCAGGAACGCAGAGATCACCACCATCCATCCAAACGGCTACGCCGTTGTTGGGAGTGGCATCCCTTTTCCTATTTCCGCGCCAGCGATTGGCAAGGCGCTCAAAAAGATTCACAGTCAGTCACCCCCAAACCACTTACGGGCTTTGTTTTTCTTCACGGTGCCCTCAAGCATCCGCACACAGGCGAACACGGAAGCGTCGAACAGGTCGATGCGGTGTTCCGGCTGGACTTTCTCATACTTGATCAGATCGTCCATCTGCTCTATGGCCTTGACGTTGGCCACGCAGTACTCATACGCATCAGAGTGCAGATAGTACAAGCGGCCATCCTTCGCGGCCTTTTCGATGTGTCTAAATCCCTTGCTCTTGATGTAATACATCTGCGGCTGGTTTGCGATCTTGAATCCGGCCTGTTTCATGAGTGGGATGTACTCCTCACCGGCGAATTTCATGTCATGCCCGACTTCCTTGATCCGGAAGCCGCGCTTGCGCATCTCCACAAACCAGTTCACGATGTCTGAGTAATTCACGGTGGGGCTGTTGCACATCGTCAGCCAGCCGTCATCCTGCCAGCCGAACAACGGAATATCATCTTCCTCGGCCTTCCGCGCCGCCTCTGTGATGGGGAAGAAGGCATGAGTGATGATGATGTCCACGTCGCCATACACGCCATAGAGTGCCGCCGCCGTGAGGTCATGCACCCTGGACAGGTCAGCGCCGCCATACCAGTCAATGGGCAGCTTCGCCAGCTCGTCCAGCGTCCACTTGTATGTGGCATCCGAGGTCTTGAACTCGTTCAGATCGAAGTAGGCATTCATGGCCGTGGTGTAGATGTTCAAAGACCGGGACAGGAAGTCTTTTCTTTGCTGTGGGTCGTTTTGCGCTTGAAGGGCGTCCTGCATGATGTCCCCTGGGCGAATGGTGATGCCGTAGGACGGATTTGCCTTTTGATGCTGAATGGGGTCGGTGTAATCGACGTTCCCTTTCTCATCCTGATCGGCGCGGGAAACAAACACAAACAGGGAATCGTCCTGGATGGTTCCATTTACGACCTTCACGGCATATTCCAGTCGGCGGTAACAGAACGAATTGACGTTGTCGCCGGCGGTGGTGATGCCGATCATCAGCTTATTGGTGTATGCTTTCATCGCCTCTTTGAAGCGGTTGTACTGGCTGGCCTTCTTGAAGGCATGTACTTCGTCGGCGATGGCGATATTGCAGTTGAATGAATCCTGGGCGTCCGGGTTGGATGCCAGGGCTTCTATGTCGATTGAGCCATCCGGCCTTCCGAGGTCATCCAGGAAGGTCATGGAGATGGAATGCTCGGCGTTGTTGTCGCGCACCCGGAAATCACCGATGATCTCCCGGTATCGCAGCGTGTACAGAATATCCTCAAAGGACTGGCAAGCCTGTTTCAAAGAAGCGGCCACGATGTAGATTTTCGCGCCGCTCTTGCGTTCCAGCAGCGCGAGGGCGAAGGCCAGCGCCGCAATGAACATGGTCTTGCCTGATTTTCGAGGTACAAAAATGAACGCCTCTTTGTAGCGGCGCTCATTGGTGTTTTTGTAATAGAATCCGACGATGTTATAAACGCAGAATACTTGCCACGGCTGAAGGATCAGCGGTGAATTTGTCAGTGGCGTACCATCGAGCGCCTCGCCTTGCTTATGCACCATGAAGCGCTCGATGATGTTGCACACAAAGTCCGGCTCTTTGGTGTGTAGCTTGAGGTCGCGGCGTTTCAGATCAGCGAGGAATCGCTCTGCCGCCGCCTTGATCTCTGCGCCACATACAATCTCACCAGCAGCTGCAGCCTGGGCATACTTGATGGCGATCTGCTTGTAGTGCTTAGCCAAGCTCTTTCAGCGCCTTTGCCAGTGCGTTTTCTTTGGGCTTCTTCATCGCCTCTTCATTGATGCGTTTCAGCCCAGCCGGAGTTAATCCGAGATCGCGCCAGTAGGCCAGCGCATCCCGGTTCAAATCGTTGATCAGTCGCAGGAGCGGATTCTGCTCGATGTTGGTCGCTCCGCCCTTGTTGGTATGCTTCACAATGACCTTCTGCTTCGTCTTCACGAAAAGCTCTTGTGCCTGGTCGCGGCGCTCAAGGATGCCTCCCAGCGTCGCTATCACGTCATCGAAGAAGGGGCGATACGTCCCGGCTTCAACGGCGCTGCTCTTGATTCGCTCAACCCATTCAGCCTGGGTCATCGCCCTCACCTCCTGACCCCTTTTGGTCAAAATCGCCGCGCAGTTGGAAAAGATTGCCCAGCGCCGTTGAGATTTTTTGTGCTCGTTTTTGTGCTGGTGGGGCGGGTAGCCGCCGCGACAGACCACACGCGACCACCGGCACTCATCGTCATCACACACCCATCACCTGTACTGTGGTGGTATGTCTACTCCATACCGACGTGCAGTACGTCTCAACAGCTCCGCGCCCTCCTCCGTGAGTGCGTTGGTGTTCCTGTCGTGCATCCGGTTGTGCACATCACTGGCGAGGCTCACCAGGTTCCACGCCTGCCACTGATACTCCGGGAACTCCTCACGAGGGAACACATGATGGACCGTGTCCGCCGGGATCCGCTTGCCGTAACGCCTGCTGATCTGGCACATGTATCCGTCGCGCCGAAGGATGACGCTGCGCAGATGCTTCCATTTGCTCGACTGATAAAACGTGTCCGTGCGCTTCATTCTCCGTGATGCTCCCTCCAAAAAATATTTTCCGCAAAAAAGTTTTTCGCGGCGCGGAAAAATATTTTATGAGGCATAGAAGCGCGGAGAGGGATAGCAGCTCCGCGCCACGCTGTAGCCAGCGCCTATGCCTACTTCAAGCCGACCAGCCGGCCAGCCCAAAGCCGATCAGCCGTTTACATTTGCGATGCCAGCCATCACAAAGTAAACGCAGGGCAGCGCGCATCCGTTGCCCCAGAGTTTATATTCCGCGCTGTCCGTGTGCGGATCGCGCAGCCACTTGACGATTTGCTTTCTGGTCTTGGGCTTCCCCGCGTGGGTGACCAGCCGCCGGTGCGCTTCAAACACATCCGACCAGAATTCGATCTCGTCCTCGCTCGGTTCCTCGGTGCCGAGGTCAGCACACCAGCCGTCCGGGAAGCCCTGGAGCCTTGCGCACTCCATGGGCATCAGCCGCCGCACCCGGTACTCCATCGGCACGTTGACGGCGATGGGATCCTTGTAGTCCCGAGCCAGCAACGGCGGCGAGACGTCCTTCCCCGTCTGAATGAATCCGCCCATGGTCATGGCGTAGGTTTCCACCACTGCCATGCCGCCCTGGTGCGCCGTGGGATTGCCGCCGGACTGATCCAGCGTCCGGGCCGTGTCCGTCTCGTATATCCCGGCTCGAGGATTGTCTGACAGCCACGCCAAACTGTTGAAGCCTCCGATGCTGAATACCACCATCGGCTGATTGTTGCCGCCGGTGCCGTACTGCGCCGAAACCGTGTGTGCCACAGCCAGCGGTCCGTCACACCTTGCGTCCTGCGGATGGTTGCCGAACATCAGCACCGCCGGATGGTGACCGTGATCCTGCGCCACCAGCGTGGCGGTGACGTCCCTGGTCACGGTGATTCCGCTGCTGGCCTGTGGGTTTACGCACCAACAGCCTGATTCTCCAGCGCCGTCCGCAGAATCTCCGGCAGCTCCCGGCCACGGCGCTTTGCCCTTGCGAGGATCCCCGCGCAGGCCGTCGCAGTCAAAGAGTATTTCTCCGGCGCGTTCGGAATCAAAATCCGCGACAAGGAACACTCGACAGCGGCGCTGGGCGACTCCCCAGTATTGCGCGTCGAGCACTCGGTAAGCCACGCTCCATCCGTCGCCCAGGAACAGGTCGGCGTGTCGCCATCGCCCTTTGTCAGACGGAGGCACCTCGGCCCCTGGCTCTTTGATGCCGATGACGGCGTCAAGCACCGCCTTGAAGTCCTGTCCGTGGTTGGATGAAAAAGCGCCTGGGACGTTTTCCCAGACGATGAATCGCGGCTTCTCTCCATGCGTCGCTTCCCTCATTTCCCTGATAATGCGTATGGCCTGATGGAACAGACCTGATCGCGCCCCGTCCAGTCCCGCGCGTCTGCCTGCCACGGACATATCCTGACAGGGAGAGCCAAAGGTGATGACGTCCACCGGCTCCAGCTTTGCGCCGTCCAGCGCGGACACGTCGCCGTAGTGCTTCACCTGTGGAAGCCGCCGGCGCGTGACCATGATCGGGAACGGTTCGATCTCGCTGTTCCATACAGGTTCTATCCCGGCCAGCATCCCGCCCAGCTCAAATGTGCCGGAGCCGGAGAACAGGCTCCCCAGCGTCAGGCGATCACTCATTGACGAGCACCGCCTTGTTGCCGGTGAACTCTTCCCACCTGGCAATCGCCGCATCCACGTATCGAGGATCCAGCTCCATGGTGTAGGCGCTGCGCCCGTTCTGCTCACACGCCATGATGGTCGTGCCGCTGCCGTTGAACAGATCCAGCACCGCGCCGCCCACGGGACAGCTGTTGCGGATCTGGTAATCGAACAGGCCAATGGGCTTCATGGTAGGATGGATCTCCGAGCGCGTCGGCTTGTCGAAGTCCAGGACGGTAGTCTGCGTCCTGTCGCTCAGCCAGGTGTGGGAAGCGCCGCCCTTCCATCCGTAGAGACAAGGCTCATGCTTCCACTGGTAATCCTGCCGTCCCAGCACCAGCGCGTTCTTGTTCCAGATCAGGCATTGCCGGACCTGCCAGCCCACATCTGCGCAGGCGTTGCGGAAGTCCGCGCCTCTGCTGTCCGCATGCCAGATATAGAACGCCGCGCCGGGTTTCATCACGCCGTCGGCGCAGGCGAATGCGTCCCGGAGGAACTTCCGAAAGGCGGCGTCCTCCATGTTGTCGTTCTGGATGGTCAGGCCGGTGCCGCCCTCATAGTTCACGTTGTACGGCGGATCCGTCAGCAGGAGGTCTGCTGCCGTGCCGTCCATCAGCCGCGCCACGTCCGCCGGGTCGGTGCTGTCGCCGCACATCAGACGGTGAGCGCCCAGCTGGTAGATGTCGCCGCGCCTGGCTTTCGGTTCCTCCGGCAGCACGATGTCGGCGTCATCCTCCACGGCGGTGCTCAGCGGTGCGCCGTCCTCCTCACTGGTATCGGTCAGCTCGGCCATCAGCTCGTCGAAGCCGAAATCGAAATCTCCGAAGTCCACCTCTTCCAGCTCTCCGGCCAGCAGCTCCGGATCCCACTCGGCGATCTCGCCGACCTTGTTGTCGAGAAGCCGATACTTCTTTTTCTGTTCTTCCGTCAGGCCGAAGACCTGCAGAACCTTGTCGCGCTTCACATGGCGCTTCTTCAGCGCCTTGCACCTGGTCTCCCCGGCGAGGATCTGTCGGTTCTCGTCAATGACGATGGGTGTGATGTAGCCGACCTGCTCCATGCTTTCCGCGACATCGTCCACGGCCATGTCGTTGCGGCGCGGGTTCTTGTCGTAGGGCACCAGGTCGGCTATATCAATCTCGATGTACTTCTTTTCCACGGTGTCTCTCCTCACTGGTATCGGCCATCGAGGACAGCCCGTGGCGACAGGCTGTAACGACGCGCCGGGTTAAGGAGAAACGGCATGGAACGGATCAGGGTCGGACTTGGCAGACTCAACCCATGCGCCTGGTGGCAGGCACAAAAAAAGAGCCGCCATCTTTCGACAGCGGCTGTGCGTGAAATTGCGCATCGCAATATTTCACACCTACATGATACCATATAAGTCAAGGCGGGAAAAAACTGGCAAATAGCGGGGAAACGCCTGTTTTGTCAAGCGTCAGCGCCCCGTGGAGCCGAATCCGTTGTCGCCGCGCCCACGGCTCTCGATGTGCTCCACCTTCACCGGCTCCACGTACTCCACCGGAATCACGACCAGCTGACTGATCTTGTCCCCGGCGCGGACATTGTAATCCTCCGAGCCGTGGTTGAACAGCTTCACCATGATCTCCCCGTTGTAGGTCTCGTCCACCAGTCCCGTGGAGGTGATGTCGTGATCCATCATCAGGCCGCTCTTGGAGACGAACAGCCCAGCCGTTCCCTCCGGCAGATCGATGTGAACGCCGGTGTGGAACATGACGGACTGTCCCGCCCTGACGATGCCGTTCTTCATGGCGCGGATGTCCAGCCCCGCATCGGTGGGATGCTCCCGGACAGGCATCTTCGCTCCAGGCTCCAGCATGATCGGCAGCTTACGCATTGTCATCCACCTCCGTCAAGACGCTCTCCACGGCGTCTCCGTCGATCATGCGCTTGACCTCCATGGCCTTGTTCCTGTTGGTGAACATCCTCGCGCCCTTCTTGCCATCGACATATACGCCGGTGTACACGTTGGCGATATGTCCGTTCTTGTCAAACTCCCGGATGTCGCTCAGCTGGTAGCTGGCAAGGTATCTGCCATCCTTGCGCACCACATAGACCGATTTCTTACTCATCGCTGTCACCGGCTTCCGGGGCGTAATCCCACAGCTGCGCCGCCTCGTTCAGCGCATGGATGGAATTGCCGACCACTTCATCCAGCTTCCCGGTCTTGCCATCGTCCACCATGTTGGCGATACCCATATCACGGAGCAGAGCTCCCATCGTCATGATCACGCCCTGCGCCCTGGCCGTCGCTACCAAAACTCTCTCCTTCGGTGTCATCATCGATTCGTACCTCCTTCTTGCAAGTCGGGCAAGTGCATATGCACAGATGCCTGCCGCAGATAATCTCCCGGCGGTATTCGCCGGCGCTCACGTCCCAGATGCACCCACAGTCCGGGCACTCGAACCGCCGCACCGTGGTGATCCTGGACAGATCGCCCTCCTTGACGATTTTCATTTGGTTGCCTCCATCAGATTGGCGTGGTCGTAGATGTTCCCCATTATGATGCTGTTGCCGAACGGGAATATGGCGAAGTTGGATCGATTGTTCTTCCTGATAAACCGGGCATAGTGGTCGATGTAGCGGATGACGTACAGCTTCTCGCCGTGCTGCACGATGTCGCCCTCGAAAATGTCATTGCCGTTGGCATCCTGTTCTCCGATGAACTGGCCGATGGTATCACCTTGCACCAGGAAGAATTCACCGTCCAGCTCCGTCAGATTGCCATTCCCGTCTGCACACGCTTCGCAGATGCTGGGTGACTTCGGGAGATAGAAGGCCGTCGTATCCACGGTGTTGAAGGTGACCAGGGTGCCGCTTTTAATCCATTCGCCGTTGTCCTGCCGCTTGGCTCTGAATCGAATCTCTCTCATTCCGACCTTCCTTTCATTTCCTCACGGGCGATCTTCCGCATCTCGCTGATTGCCTGTTCCCGCTGTCGGTGGAGTTCCGCGATGTTCCTCTGGTAGAAGTAATCCAGCACGGCCTTCTGCTGATCCAGCCAGTCCAGATGGCTCTCCACGGCCTCCTTGCGCTCCTGGAGGCTCAATGCCTTTACCAGCTTCTCCTCGTCAGGCATCGACTTCACCCCAATCATACCGGGCGAACATCTCCCCGCCGTCCAGGAACCGCACCTTGCCGGGTGTCACCGGCTCCACCGAGCCGTTCTGGTACTCGATCAGCGCCACGGTCTGCTTCCAGCATCCGACCTGTTTCCCGTCCTCAATGTTCGGCTTTTCCATCTCCGCCCAGCCATGGAACAGGGCGCGGCTCCCGTTCACCACGCAGGGGCGCGGCTCATCGGTGTATCCCACTCTGCGCACCTCCTTCCTCCATCTCGATGTAAACCGGCTGCTCGTGCTGGTCGGCTCCCACCACCTTGAAGCGCTCCGGGTGTTCCTCCGGGTGGGCGCAGGCTCCATGCTTCGCAAAGATCGGATTGGTGGTGCGCGTACAGGCCGCAAGCAGCGGATCTCCAAAGCAGCAGCCCTCGCGTCCGGCGCACGGTGCGCGACCATCGCATATGTAGGCGATATTCATGTTCACACCTCCATCTTCATCTGTGTCTGCGTCTGCTGCCGCCGGCTGGCGGTCTGCAGATCCAGTATGCTCATCTGGTCGAGTATGACGGAATCCAGCATCTGCTCCCTGGCGGCTTTATAGAAATTCCTGTCGATCTCGAAGCCGTAGGCGTGGCGGCGCATCTCCGCTGCGGCTCTCAATGTACTGCCGGAACCGGCGCATGGATCTATGACCACGTCGCCGGGATCCGTGAAGATGTCGATCAGCCGCTTGAGCAGCTTGACCGGCTTCTGCGTCGGGTGAATCTTCGGGATGTTCGGCCCGTCCCGTTCCCAGGGCATCCAGTTGAAGATCATCTTCCCGTAGTTGTTGAACTTCGGGAGCCGGTCACGATAGAGCACGAGAGCGTGCTCTGTCGCGCCGACGATCTTCATGTTCGCCTTAAGAACCTGTGGGCTGTAATTCTTGCAGAATACCAGAGGGATATACTTTCCGAATCCGGCGTCAGCCGCCCAATGAATCACGTCGTTCTGCTGCTGATAGGCACAGAACACGATCATGCACGGAGCGCCGCCCTTGCCCTGCTTCGGCTCCGGCTTCATCAGGCGGGAGCAGAACATGAAATACTCGGAGATGCGGAAATAGCCGTCGCTGTTAAAGAAGCTGGACTTGGCCTTCTCGCTCTCGCCGTTCCTGTTGTCGCCGCCGATGTACCACATGGGATTGGAGCCGTATGCGGTATCCCCCAGGTTATAGGGGATGTCCGCAATGATCAGCTGGGCTTTCTGGATCGGATAGCTTTTCCAGTTCTGGAAGCTGTCGTGATACAGTTCACACTTCATGCGCTTGCCTCCGTATGGCACAGATCGGGGAGATTCGCCCTCACCAGCGCCGTGGGAATCGGCGGGCATACGGCGTTGCCGCACCGCGCCACCTGTTCAGATTTCGGATATGCCTTGCCGTCGGCATCCACGTCGATGATGTAGTCAGAGGGGAAGCCCTGGGCGTCGAAAAGCTCCCTGGGCGTCAGCATCCGCAGGCCGATGTCAACGATCTGGTAATCCTGCCCGTGGACGGTCACCAGCCCCATCCGATCCTTTGCGGTAATTGTCGGCGCAGGATCCTTACAAGACACCGCATTGTCGCCAGTTCCATAGTATTTCACCAGGAACACCGAGACCTCCGCGAAATGGTTTGTGCAGGCTGTCATGGTGTTAAGCGGCTTCGTGACCTCCTGACCGACGCTGTTGTTGTTGAACTGCGTCACAGACACCGCGCACACGGCATTGTGGTCGATGGCGGTCACCGTCGGCAAGGGTTTGTCTGCTCCTGCCGCCACATTGTCACCGCCGTAATACTTGCTGATGAAGGTGGACACCAGGCCGTAGCGGTTGGAGGCGTCCACGGTCATGAGCGGCTTCTGGATCTGCTGGCCGCGCACATCCTCTGTCTGTTCGCTGTGATACTGGATCAGGCTCGGCAGTATTACGCCGGTTCCGTGCTTGGCGGTGATTGTGTCCAATGGTTCAGTCACGTCCTGTCCACGGAAGGAATCGCCGCTGTGATTGTCCACGATCCTTTTGACCAGGTAGTACATTGTCAGCAGCGCCTCGCTGTCCTGCAGCAGATCACAGTTGGCACAGTCACGGTTGCAGGATTCGAGACTGTTTCGAAGAATGCACTGGCGCTCACATTCGAGAAGCTCTAAGATGCGACTTTTCTTCATTTCCACGCCACCGTCTCTCTCTGCGCGTCAGGAGGAACGGAATCCCAAACGCGCCATGTCCTGCCGTAGTCATCCAACTTGTACCAGTGCATTCTCCCGGATGGTTCGGTCATGCCAAGCCGTTCACCGGTGATCCCCATGCCCTTCTGAACCATATAGGCAAGCACCCAGCCCCGATAGAGGTCTTTGTGCGTACTCTTTACATCGAGCCAGATCGGAATCCGTGTCAGCCTGCGTACAGCCTCGACCGTCAATACTTGTGGCTCCTGCGCCCTCAACAGCTCCGTCGCGTCGTTGATCAGCGTCTGGAGCTGCTTGATGCCGATGCTGTTGAGATAGCACTCATCATCGCCCAGGCCACAGGCCACAGCGTGGATGTCGTTCAACCCCTCGATCACCTTTCCCCGATCAGGCACCCTTGAGCACCTCCCCGTTGACGCCGATGACGCACAGGACGCGCCCAGCGCGGTCAATCACCGAAACGTCGGTGATGCGGTTGTCGGTGGCGCACTTGATGGCATTGTCCACGGAGGAGAAGCGCCGCGCCCAATCGAAGCTCCTGGGCGGCTTCCATACCGGGAAGCTGGTGAGAAACTTGCTGTCGCTCACGGTAATGCCGTGGAGCAGATGATTGTCGGCATTCCTCTGGATGTAAAAGAACTGGACGGGCTTGTCGCTGTACTTATGCCTCATAGCGCCGCCCTCCGTCATACCTGATGATGTCGGTCTTGATGCCGTAGCGGTCATACAGCAGATCGCGCATGCGCTCGGCCTGCCGTCGGGTCTGGAAGCCCTGGGCCTCGGAGAGCCGCCGGGTAGTTTCCGCTGCCGGATGGGTTTCGCCTTCGCCGGTGTCCCTGGTTCCGGCCTGCCTCAAGAACGTGCCCCGGTTGCGCACCTTCAAGAAGAACCGGCTGTTATTCCTCATTCTCTTCGGTGTCATGCTTTTCACCATTCCTTTCGTGCTTCATCTGCTGTGAGTTCTCTCTGGTGTTGATGGAGACAGCGCCGTCCACGCCGTGGATCATCACCGCCATCTCCCGGACCAGGCTGGATCGCCATCCACGCAGCACCGAGACGGAGCGATTGATGCCGATGTGCTCCAACGCCTCCGCGATCTCCTCCCAGGTGTATCGCTTCGCATCGTCGCCCCGGTAGTTGCCATACTCATCCTCGCCGAAGTAGTACATGCGTATCACGACGAACTCCCGGCGGTTCTCAAAGGCTTTCACGGCCATATGGATCTCGTTGAACTTGTCGGCGGTACGAATAAAGGAGTTCTTCCTGGATTCCACAAAAAGCTCGTTGGCTTCGACCTTGTCGCGCAGGCCGAGACCAGGCGGGGGAGCCACGCTGATGTCGTGGCTCTTGCCGGTGGGGAAGAAGCCGTACTCCTCCGGGTGTTCCAGCTGCCGCTTCACCTTGATGTAGGCTCTCAGCGCGTCCTCGGTGGCGCGGTAGTAGTTGATGGTGAAAACCTTGTGCTGGAGGTGAAGCACCTCCCGCGCTCCGGCCTTTGCCGCCTCGTCTATGTAGAGCTGCTGTGCTGTCTTTTTCTCGCTCATTTTGCCATCCCCCAGAAGATCATCATGATGCCCACCAGGACGCCCACCAGCCATCCCATGTGCGTGAAGTAATCGGCGTCCCGCCGGTGGCGTCTGTACCAGCGACGGATCGGAACCACGAACCACAAGTATCCTGTCGCCCAGATCACGGCGTAGATGTTTATCAGCTTATCGATCATGGCTTGCCGCCTCCTTCCTGGTGCCCTCCACGAATTTCACTCGCCTGCCCTCAAAGGTTCTGGCAAATTGCTCGGCATCGGACATCGGATGCGCTCGGCCCACGGACTTGCCCCGGCGAAACGCGTCGGCGCAGTCGCTGGCCTGCTGCATGATCCCTGCGTCCTCCTGGAGGCGGGAATACGCGCTGCGCAGCTTTGCGATCTCGCCGTTCTTCTTCGCCTCCACCGTCTGCACCGCTCGTTTCACCTCCATGTTATGGAGGGTCAGCGCCCCGGCTCCGATTACCACTCCCGCCGTGAACAGCAGGATGCCTCCGATCACACTCATACAATCTCCTTCATCTGGCGGGGTTGCCCCGCACAGTCCACTTAAAATGATTCAATGTGCGGATGATACTCGGCTCGGATCATCCGCTCCCGGTACTTCATTGCCGTGTCCCACTTCCGAAACCTCATGGCGTAGCGCCCATCGGTGTCAAAGAAGTAATGCTCTGTGTGTTCATGCGCGATGATGTCCCGCAGATAGAACTTGGTGCCGCCGTCGGTGATGTAGATCCGATACTGCACATCCGGCGGTGGTTTCCTGCTCATGCCCTGATCACGTCCGGGAACCGCGCCGCCATCTCCTGCATCAGGGGAATGGCGACCTCTGCGGCCTGCGGATGCGCGGGGCCGGTGGTCTGCCGCGCCCTCATGTCAAAGAAGTGATCCCAATGCCCGAGGGTGCCGGTCATGACCAGCTCCGCCTTGGTGCTCTGCGGTAACACCGTTCTGGCCTGCTCGGGCTTCAACCCCAGCCGCTTCTCATGGACGTATGCGGTATCCGCGCTCATGCACTGCCGCTTCCAGAGGTCATACGGCTCGGTGTGCTCCGTCAGGAAGCACGGCTCTATGACCTCGATGCCATCGCCGCTGTAGTCGCAATAACGGGTTGACTCCTGGGCGAAGGACATGACGCGATGCCGCACAAACTCATGGGTCACGCCGCGATCCACGATGAAGCGCACCGTCTGGCGAAGATGCACACGCTTTTCCTTGAAGCCCTGCAGATCGTTGTAATGGATCTGTTTAATCCTGGTGTCCATTTCGCGCTCGTCATCGGGGAAGAGGTCGGCGGTGTAAATCGGGTCAATCGCTCCGGTGAAGTAGTAGGCAGCTCCGCAGCGGCTGGCCAGCAGCTCCCGCCACGCCCTGATGTTGCCGCTGATGATCGGACGCTCATTGATGTTTGTCCAGGTCAGCATCGGAACATCCTTCCCGTCCTCCATGAGTCGCCGGAGCGAATAGACGATGTTGTCCAGAATCTTGTAATCGTCCAGCAGGAATATGTAATCGCCGTGTTCCAGCATTGCCTCGTGGTGGCGCTGGATCAGCATCCGCACGATCCGCTCGGCGCTGCCCTCGGTGATCCTGTCCTCGGTCTTGTAGCACGTCCGCGCCGCTTTCTCGATGATGGCCAGTCCGCCGCGCAACTCGTCGCGCTCCTCGATCATGTATCCAGGCTGAATGATGTTCAAAACTTTTGCCTCCTATCTTCAATAGTTTTCGGTCCCATTATCCCTCGGTATGCGATATAAGAACCTGCTTCGATAGCCTTGCACATCACTTCTGCACTCATTGATTCTCCAAATATTCCCTTTGTAGCTTTCAACACTTCCGAATATGCCAAAACAGCATCCTTGACATCAGCGTTGCGAATCTTCATCTCACCCAGACGACTTGTTTGATTGATTAAATCCTGTTTCTCGATTTGTGCTGCGCCAATCGCATCCTCCAGCCTCTGCAGAACCGCTTTCGCGTTGTGAATGTTCGATTCTGCATATTTGGTTGCGTTGTTCAATCCGTCGGATGCATTCTTGATTATCGTAGCGACGGTGTCCATCTTAAATTGGCTCAAATCTGCATCGATCATCATGTGACGTTCCATCAGAGAAACCACATTTGCAGACAACTCTGAATCTTTCGCGCCTAATGATTTCAAATACTCTCTAATCGTCATCGTCATCAGCCTCTATTCGCTCATCCGCTTCTACTTGAAATACAACCTTGCTTTCCTCGCCGCTTATCTTGGCAACTATCTCGCTCATGCAAATCGGGCACAGAATGAATTCACAATCTTCACTGTAAGATTCACCTAATAACTCCGGCTCAGTACGCCTAAAATAGTCTTTGTCCGCAGACACATTGATGCCATTCGGACTTGGTACTATTACCCTAAACTTCTGGTACTTCGGTTTCTCACATGTGAATCTGTAAAAACAATCGATGTTTTCGTTTTCCATGCTCTTGCACAGATCACATCTATAAATCTTCATGTCTCCGTCAGCTCCTCCCTGGCGAATTCACGCGCCGGGATCACATACAGCGTCGCCAGCTGCGTCTTCCTGCCATCGTCTGCAATGTAGTGGATGAGGGCGTTTCTTCCAAGTTCCAGGGTCATGCGCTTGGGGCCGTATCCCTTCTGCCATGCCCTGATGAAGTCGGCCACCTTGCGGCGGTCACGCTCCCACTTGACCAGATCAGCGGCCCTTGTGAGCTGCTCCGGGGAGGTGATCGAGTAGACTTTCACGGCTTTTCACTCCCTTCTTGGTGTCCCATTGTGTGTACTCCGGCTCTGCATCGGTGATGGTGATCTCCACGCGGGGATTCGTCTTGTCCCAGAATACCCGGCTCCCGTCGGTGCTGGCGATGATGTTGCGATTGTCATCCATGAGCACCCTGGCCTTGACCAGGATGTCATGGATGGCTTCGTTGAGGTTGGTGAGGTCGATCTGTCGGCGGGTCGCCATGAAGTACCTGGCCTCCACATTGACCGGCGTATCGATGTGCCGCCGGTAGTTGCCGGTGATCTGCCGCAGGCAGTCGGCCTCATAGTCCTCGAAGGCTGCGGAAGGCAGCAGTCTCAGCGATTCGGTGCCGTTCCTGCTCTTCACCTTAATCGGACGCATCGAGTTCTTCTTTGTAGCAGGCTGGCCGTACAATACGAATTCAAGCTTCTGCATACTTCCTCCAGTGCCTAAGCGTGCTGATAATCTCATCGCCCGTCTTACCGCGCATCATTTGCGAGTAAACGTCGTTATAAGAAAATCCATTCTCATAGGCAACCTGTGCTAAAGGCTTTTCTTCTCCGCCAACAATAATTGTCCGTTTGCGGTGTGTATTGCACAGGTTGATTCTGTGCTTCACCCACCTGCAATTGTCTGGCGTATAATCACCATCGTTGTTTATTCGGTCGATCTCCAGCCCCCTTTCGTATCCGTTTGCCAGTGCCCACTGCTCGAATTGTGTAAAGCTTTGCCATTCATCACAGAAACTGATCCCGCGGCCTCCATACCTGGCATACGACGGATTATTCGGATTCCAGCACCTGTCCTTCATGGCCTGCCATACTCCATACAAATGCGTCTTCGACTTCCCGTGCCTCTCAATTTGGGCTGTGTTTTCAGGACGCCTCGAAAGACATCCGCATGATCTCGTGTGACCGCTCCGCAGCTTTTGCGTGTTTACAATGGTGAAATTGCCACATTCGCATTTACATAACCACTTACGCTTCTTCCCGTGGACAGCTCCTTCCGCCAACGATACAACGGTTAGGCGTCCAAATGATTCTCCTATCATCGTCTGCTGCTTCATGTCCTGTACTCCTTGAGCACTTCATCGCACCAGCCGCAATCCTTGCACCGATCCTCCGAATCGAGCATCTTCTGAAGCTCACCGATGAACTCCATGGTCTTCTCGGATGCTTCCTCATCCAGCCACTGAATCACATCCTCAACGGATCCGACTGGCACTCCGACAGCTTTGTAGCGCAGCCAGCGCATCTTGTCGTAAACCTCCGCATGAACGCCGTACTTGTCGTATTTGCAGCTATGGCGCACAAGCGCATTGTTGTCAATTGCTTCCATGCACTTCAGCTGCTTCGCCGTTTCGAGCGTCATGTACAGGTTGAACGCTTCCCGGTTCGTCAATGATCATCCCTCCTTTGTGCGTTGTGTTGGCGCACGATGGCGCGTGATGGCGCGTGATGGCGCGTCATCGCTACGCCGTTTGGTCCTGCTCCGCTGCAAATCGTCCGTGTCGGTTCGCGTCCCAGCGATTCCATCTCGTTCAGCTCCATGCAAATCATCGCAAGTCATCGCCATTGCCTGTCGATGGGTTGCGCTCGATTCCCAGCGTTACCTCGCTTTGCCGTATCATCTGGTATCGTCTGCTTGCCTTGCCTTTGCGCCGCGCCTACTCGCAGTTCGTCTCGATTCGAAGCCGTCTCAAAGCAAATCAATTCGGCTCCGTATCGGTTCAGTGCGACCGATTCCTGTCGTTGCCATCTCGTTTCTCTGCGAACAAATCTATTCCGTATCGGTTCTTAGCTATCTATTCCATGCCTTTCCGTGTCGTGGCCTCTCGAGTCCATTCAAGGTCGTGCTTCTCATTACTTCTCCTTTTCCAATCCCCGCGTGTCCTCTACACGCCCAGCTTTTCCGCAGCTCCGCCGATCGCCTCCGATCCCATCTCTGCCGTGGCTTCTCGCCGCTGATCTATTCCGTAGCCGCTCGGCTCAAGTCGAGGCTTTGCCTTGCCATTCAGTAGCTTCTCGATGCGCTTGGATTCCCGTCCCATCGCTGCTTCGCCGTCTCACTGGTGGTCGGTTCCAAGCTGTGCTATTCCACAACTTCTCCCGTATGCTCCGTTCTTCGCCTTGCCGTGGCGTTTCTCTGCTTATCTACTCAATGCCATCTCTGCCCGTGTCGTATCGTGTAGCCTCGCCGCCATGCCGTTGCTATTCTCATCGTTTCTCTTCTCAGCTTCTCGGCTCCACGCTCCGCCATCTCAGCACTGTTCATGTCAGAGCCCTTCAATTCCACCTCCATTCCGTTGCCTGTCAGCTCATCTCCGTCTGCACCGTTCATGGCCATTCCCTTGCTCGTCGCATCGGTTCGGTTCTTGGCTGTGCCATATCCCTGCCTCTCGAGGCAATGCCGTATCAAATCATCTCCGCTACAGTCAGCGCCGATCCGTTTCTTCGCTCTTCACTGCTTCACTAAACAAGGCGGATCAAATCCGTTGCCGCTCGTGTCCGGGCGCTTCCGGCTATGCTCAGCGTTGCCGTATCAGATCTTAGAATCCCATCTCCAATCTCTTCCCTGGCTTCTCTTTGCTTTCCTTGCTGGGCCATTCCGCATCCGTTCGGATCCTTGCGCCTCCGCTGGCCTCGTTTCCAATTCTGCTCGTTCCGGCTCCTGTCCCAGCTTCTCCATTCCTTGTCGGCTCCGATCAACGCGGATCGACGCAACGCCCTCTCAACTCCTCGCCGTGCTCGTCGCCGCGGGGCAACGCGGATCCATGTCCATTCGGCTCGAACAAATCCGGTCTGAACACCTCCGTTGCTTTTCATGTACGTGCGATTCGAAGCCGCTCACGTCAAAGCCCTGGCAGTTCAACGCCGCCTGCGCCGATCAGTACCGTACCTGTTCGCTTCCCTTCCGCTCAATTCGGCACTTTGCCGTTTCATCTCTACTCTTCGTCCATCCTGTCGAGGCGTCTCGGAGCCTTTGCTCCTCGCTTCTGCACCGGTCGGATCCCAGCTGCGCACCGCCGTTTCGGATCAAAGCAGGGCGTGACCACTCCGTGGCGATTCCTCTCGATTGCGGGCAGATCATCGCGTATCCGTTGCTCCTCCTCGCCGAGCGATTCGGTTCTCATCTGCGCAGCGCCGTTGCCATGCTTTACCTGTCAAGTCTACTCCATGCCCTCGCGGGTCGGCGCTGCTGATCGTCGCTTTACGCCTGGTAATCGGCCTTGTTGCCGCCGATCACTTTGCCGTCATCGTCCAGCTCTTCCCAGACATAGCGCCCTTTGCCGCTGTTGCGCCACTGCGCCAGTCCGCGGCGGATGCCGTAGTCCAGGCACTCGCGCACAGCCTTTTCGAGGCTGTCCTGGAGAATCTCAAAGGTGAACTCGATCCAGCTGCCCGCCGGAACCGTCTCGCTGTTCGCCAGCGCGACGCGGTCGCCCTGGGGACCGGAAGCGCGGAGCGGCCTCTGGCAGTCGCCGATGTCGCCGCCCAGGTGGATGGGAATCTTACGCTCCTTCACGAAGATCAGCCCGTCCACGGCCTTCTTGTAGCTTGTCACCTTGCTGCAGGCCGTGTTCGTCACCTTGCGCAGCATCCCGATGGCGTCCTTCACCATGCCGCGGAGCTGGTAGTCCCAGAAGAACAACGTCCCGTCATCCAGGCGGGGGAACACGGTCTTCTGCTTCTCCACGACCTCCTCAACGCCGATGGCCTCGACCTCTTCCTCGATGCTGGGCGCGTCCGGGGCCTTGCTGGCGATGAACTCCTCATGCACTTCCTTGCTGGTGGGCATCATGCCCAGGGCTTCCTCGGTCAGCGTCAAACGAACTTTCAGGGTTTTCATGATTCATTTCCTCCTCGTATTTATCTCAAACGGTTCCTCACCCGTTTGTGTCGTTAATAGGTGCCATCCTCCATGGCCTTCTTGTACTCGTCGTAGCTGTTGAACATGGACAGCTGGCCGGACGCTTCCTCGCGGGAAACGACGTGCAATTCGCCGTTGTCATCCATGACCAGCTCTTTCTGGTTGGCGCGGGTGAGTATGTCCACCTTCGTCTTGCCCTTCGACTGGATCACGTGGGAAACGTCGCCGCTGATCTCAATATCCATCGCGGGGCGGGTGCCCATGGGCGCGTTGTCATCGCTGATGACTGCCTTCGTGGTGCTGATGTCGATCTTCAGCGTCACGCTGCCGGAGCTCTGGTCCTTCTCGACCATCTCCGCTACGACATCCCGCAGCTTGATATCCAGCTCGTTCCTCAAGACGTCAAAGGCCGGGTTGTAAATGCTCACCCTCGTATCCTTGTCAAATGTGATCTTCATCATATCCTTCCGTTGCCTCCTCTAAGATGATGTCTGTAATCTTCATCAGCCCGATGAAGCCGAAGCCCATCAGACCGACCAGGCCGACCAGCTGGAGGATAAATGCCAGCGTCCTCATCGCCGCCCACATCGTGGGAATCACCCATGCCAGCATGATCTGCCTCCTCACACCACGGTGCTCATCGCAAACCGATGGTTTCTGCTTCTGTCCCTGCCGACCATCATGGAGAACTCGCCGCACCGCTCCGCGATCCTGCTGGCGGTGGCCTCGTCCATGTCCGCCAGCTCGTTGATGTACCACTCGCTGGACAGGATCGTCGGCTTCTTGTTGATGTAGCGGTAATTGAGAATCTCGAAGGCCAGCTTCATATCCGCTGGCGTCGGCGGCTGTCGGTTGCCGTTGCCGTCGGTCACCGGCTTGAAGAAGTCATCGAAGTACAGGACATCGATCTCCTGCAGCTTGCCGACCTCGTTCCCATAGTCCTCGGCGTCGTTCACCAGGGCTTTCAGCTTCTTGCTGATCTGGGGCCACACAGCGTAAATCACAGGCATCTCATGCAGGAGCTTTCCCGCCACCGCCGTGCAGATGTGGGTCTTGCCGCATCCCGGCTGTCCGCCGATGTAAAGCCAGCGCCCAGCCTGGACGCCCTCCGCCAGGTATCGGTGGGCCATGTCCACCATCTTCTGCTGCCACTGTTCTTTCACTTCGAATCGCTTGAACGTGTACTCTCGGATGCTATTCTCCAGGCCGCTGCGCTTCAAGCGCCAGATGCTCTTGCGGATCCCCATGCACTTGCACGGCACCGAATACTGGAAGAATCCTGTCGGCGTCTCCCTGATGTGGAGCGTGTCGCCCCGGTTCATGCACAGCTTGCAGTCGTAGCCGTCGCCTTCAACGAATGTGCTGTCGCTCTGTGCGGTGCTGATGGTATAGCCATCCTTCAGATGGCCGGGGGTGCTGTTGTAGCTGTCGCACTGCGCCTGGGCGCGTTGCTCGGCGGCACGGTGCCGTTCCTCCGGTGTCATCTCCGCTTCTGCGCAGATCCGCTCCGCTACGGCCTGCAGCTGCTTAGACAATGGTCTCTCCGGCGATTCGCTGAGGAGCCGCTGAAGAATCTCTCCGATTGTCTCCACCGTTCGTACCTCCCTTCCTTTTCTTGCGTTCTGCCTCGTATGCCTCGACCTCCGCCACCGTCTTGAAGCCCTGTTCCACATACCGGTTCAGAATCGACTTCACGTATTTGTACCGCCGCACTCCGGCTGCACACGCTTCATCGATGGCGTGTTGGATCACCTCATCTGGTAACGCGTCCCGGAAGGAGATCAGCTCGTCCATGTTTGTTGGCGACATGGGTAACAGGTTATTCGCGGCATAGGCCACAAGCGGATCGGGAACCAGAGGGGCGGCGGTGGCGGCGGCATCTCCGAATGGGTTTAGAGTAATACCACCACAGTTATTAATATCCTCCTCTCTATTTTTCTCTCTATTCTTCTCACTATTATTACTTTCTTGGGGATTTCCAAAGGCTGCTTTGGGATTATCCAAAGGCTGCCTTTTGGTTTTCCCACGGCTGCCTTTGGTTTTTCCCATGGCTGCCTTTGGAAAAACCAAATGATGGCCAATGCGTTCAGAAAGGTTACTGCATATGGTTCTGTGTCGCCCGTCAGAGGAAATCACGCTGATGTACCCTTTTGCGGAGAGCTTAGATATAGCCTGTGAGACCTTCCATGCGCTGCACTGACAGAAGCTCGCGATGTGCTCGTTGCTTGCATAGCAATGCTCATCACTGTTGTCAAGACTGTCGATTTCAAACAGAATGACTTTCTCCAGCGCATTCAATTCCTTATCAAGCCATAGCTCGATCGGGATCCATATCCCTTTGATCTCTCGATCCATTGCAGTCTCCAAACCTTAAGCGTCTTTATCATCAAGTGAATCCATCCACTTACCAAAGTCCAGACGTTCTTTCCAGTCTGACCACTTTTTGATCTCATCTGCGATATCGCTGAACCTACGCAGACTCGATAAAACAACCGGGCTTGTCATACCATAGCTACCGATCTTTGCATCAAGAGCTATCGGTTTCCCACCACCGCCACCCAAGCACTGAACGCACATGTGATACTGGTGATGGAGCTTCTTCGGCAATAGGATCAGATTCCTAATGTCGTTATTCTCCCGGTTAAAGTCGATGTGATGGACATCGTACTCTTCACCCGGATCATTAATGCCGTAGTACTCCATGTAGTATTCTCTGTACTTCATACTTCATCACCAATATCAGAACGGCAGCTCGTCATCGTCGACTTCCATGAAGTCGTTATTCTGCTGCGCGTTCAGATCCATGCGTTGCTGCTGGTTTCTCGGCGGCTGCATGATGCCGGGTATGGAGCCGTTGGGGTTGCGGTTGGCCTGTCCGTTTCCGGGCTGCGCTGCCTGTCCGCCGCCATCCTGACGGGAGCCGACGAATTCCACGTTGTCCACGGTCACCTCGGTGGTATACCGCTTGGATCCGTCCTGCGCCTGATAGCTGCCGGTGGTGATGCTGCCGCTGACGCCGATCCTGCTGCCCTTCTGGAAGTACTTGCTGACGAATTCGCCGGTCTGCCGCCATGCGGTGCACTGGATGAAATCCGCCTGATACTGGCCGTTGGCGTCTTTGAATCGGCGCTGACAGGCCACGGTGAACCGGCAGTAGAATACGCCGCTTTGCGTCGTGCCGGTTTCCGGGTCGCGGGTCAGGTTACCGACACCGTGCCATGCGTTCACTTGTCCTCCTCCTTATCGGCACCCAGCAGGAGCAGCAGCTCGTTGAACTGCACCTTGTCATACTGGGAGTGCGCCTTCGCCCAGCGCACAAGGGTATCCATGTTGGTGGCGATGGAGATCAGGGTGGCGTACTCATCCAGGGGGATGGTCACGAAATCATCCTTGCTGGGGATCTCCGGCAGATGGACTTCCATCCGCACGGGCTTCGGGATCGGGAGGATGTCGCGCTTCGGCTGCTGGGGGTTGCGGGGCTGCTGGTTCTTGTGCGCGTTCTTCTGCTTGTTGTTATTCATGGTTCTTTGCCTCCTTACAAATTCTGATTACCTGTTTGCACTGTTCCACATCGAACATGCCGATGTGGGTCTGTTCCCTGGGCAAGCCCATCTCCTGCGCCAGCCATTCATACGCCCAGCGCCGGGTGCGCTTTTCTCGTCCGCGCCACAGCGGATCAAAGGCCGCATGCGCCTGCCGCTTCCAGTGGCGAAGCTCGGCATCGGCCAGTCTCCCCAGCGGCTCATCGGTGCCCTTGTGGACACCCACCCATGCGTAGCACGGATGGCACAGCCAGATCATGCCGTGATCCTGCCCGTTGTAAACCATACTTGCCGGAGATGAATCCTACCGTATGTATGGATCACAGAAAAGGGCATGGTTGGCCGTGGTGAAACACAACGCGGGATATTGCACTTCCGCACAGCTAAAGGAGCATAGTGATACTCCTTCGTGAGCCAAATTGCAATCACCTTTGTAAGTGAATTATGAATTACAAATGTAATTCTTATTTGTGTTGGGATTGCAATTATTTGAAAAATGTGATACTATATCTTGAAATCCCACACAGGAGGTGGTAGTAAATGGTGAACTGTCCTATTGCGGGACTCCTTGAAAATGGAAACTTTACTAATACTTCTGCGTATTTCCTCGGCTCAATGGAGCTGTTGACAAGCCGTGCGGGTTTGCCGCAGTAGTCGCAGAGGACTATTCTCACGGTGCATCCTCCTCCAGGGGCGATTCTGGATGTGATTCCGGATTGGCTTCAGCGTTGCCGCCTCCGATCTGCGCGGTGCTTTCGGCATTGCTGGGAGTACCGTAGCCTTGAATCAACTGTGCCACGTCCTCGAACTTGCCTACAGGCACATCGGCAAACTTAGCGATGCCCATCTTCTTCAACTCATCGCTGATCGCACCCTGCATGCCGCTGGCCTTTGCCATCTCCATCAGCTTCTTCACCTGGGCCTTGTTGATGGTCTCGTTCTGGTTGTCAATCGCCAGTCGCGGGAAGTATTCGCCCATGGTAGAGTTTCCGTCTTCCAGGCTGGCTTTGATCTCTTTGAGCCGCAGCATGTGGTCTGCTGTCCAGTCCTCGGCCTTGCAGGACAGGTTGGTTTCCAGGTCGTCCTGGGTGACACCCATCTTGCTGTAGATGCGGATCATCTGAGCAATTAGCTTACTACGCTCGTTCTTATCGCTCATCAGCTTGGCAATGCCGCTGGTGGACGTCTTCCGGCAGGCGGCAACCGCCGCGTCAGTGACGTCGCCCGGAATGATCTGCAGGATGCAGGCGCGAATACGGCGGGACGCCATGTTTGCCTCCAACTCGTAGATGTCGCGGTCATCGGTGATGCTGTAGCCGCCGTTCTTAGTGGAACGGAAGTGCTTCACTTCAAAGCGCCGCTCGACAGTGACGTTGCTCTCCAGATCCCACGCCCAGGCGCGGATGACGCTCGAGCCGGGTTCCTTGCCCCTGGACGGACGGCGCTCGATCACGTCGTAGCTGAACTTGATGTTGCCGAAGTTCCGCGCCAGCACCTCCGCCAGCCGGATGGACGGCCCGGTCACCATTTCTTTGCCGCGAGGGAAGGAGTACACGGCGCGTTCCGCCAGGGATGCCCGCTGGCACTCATTCAGGATGTTCTCCCAGGCCACCTGAATGTTGCGCGGGAACTGCTTTGCCATGAACACCTGCGCCTTGATGGTGGCGATCTCGTTGGCCTCGCTGTTGGACGCCAGCGCATTGCCGCCCTCGTGACGGCTCTGCTCGGCCATGAAGTTGTTGGTTGCGGCGGGAGATGCCGCAAAGGGCATCAAGACCTCGCCAAGTTCTCTGTCATTCATCTTCCATACCTCCTAAAATTAGGCTCTGACACTCAAAGAAGCGTCCTCGTAGAATTCCACACCAGGGATCTTCATGGTGCCCTTCGTGGTTTTCGCCAGGCTGTTCAGCACGCTCATGTTGATGGTGCGCAGCTCCATGCTATTGAAGTAGGCAGGTACGGCCTGTTCATCTGTCACACGCGCCCTCCACGTCTTGCGGACGCTTGTGCCCTGCGCCACCGGCTTCTCGACGATGGGTGCAGCGGGAATCTCACTCACCACCTCGGCCATCGCCATGTTGATGGCGGCCTGCTGGTCGTCGCCCTTCTCCTCGGCTTTGATAGCCTCCTCCAACAGGCGCTGGGCTTCCTCTTCCTGCTTGCGCCGAGCTTCCGCCTCGGCCTCGCGCCGCGCCTTTTCGACGGCCCGCTGGTAGTCCAGCATCGTGCGCTTGATGATGCCCTCGGCCTCTTCCAGAGGTTTGAGCATCGTCTTTTCCTTGGCAACCAGATCCTTATGCGCGGCCTGGGCCGCCGCCTTAGGTGCCTTCCAGTAGTCGGTGATCTGCTTCATGCGGGTCTTGATGCCCGTCAGATACTTGCCGCCCTGTTCGTAGTCCTCCTGACTGGCGACGGTAAACTTCTTCGCCGTCTCCACCGCCGCCGCGCCGGACTTCTGAAGCTGTGCCTCCAGACTGTCATCCAACTGGACGGTAACCAATGCCTTTTCTGCCATGTTGTCCTCCTTGATGCTTATTTGCTGTCCTTTTCCATGGCTCTCACAACAGCCATGGAATTGAGAAATACATTAAATCCGTTATCGACTCTCTCAAATTGGTACCTGCCGGTCTTCAAGAGCTGAAGTCCATACAGGTCGCGCACCTTCACGTCGTGGCTTTTCAATGCCTCGCCGTAGGCTCCGAGCTGGGCGCTCAGCATCGTCCGGTGCAGCACGTTTGTGGTCTTCAGATCCACCACGTCCACGCCGTTTCCATCGTCCGGGCGAACATAGCCGATCAGGTCGATGGTGCCCGCGTACATCATCAGCTTGTGATAGGTGCGGTATTCACTGGCCACCCACGAGGGCTTGAAGTCCCGCGTGAAGTCCTTGAATGCCTCAATGTAAGGCTCGGTGTCTGCGTCTGCCTCCTCAATGCCGTACAGTGTCATGTTGCTGATGCTCTCATGTGCTCGGGTGCCGCGATCTGCGGCTTCCATCAAAATGCCCTCGGAGACATCGGAATAGACCATGTTGCTCATGGGCTTCATCAGTTGTGTCACGCTGGGCAACCGTACACCGCGCAGTCGGTAGATATGCTGCTCCTCGTCGAAGTCGATGTTGATGTTCGGCAGTTTCATCGTCCACCGCCTTTCGCCTCTGTAGTCCGTTCGGGTGTTGTCAGCTGCCACAGCACATCCTCAATGCTGCGCAGCTTGTTGATCTGTCCGATCAGCTCCGGCGCTTTCCCGCTTCGGCACAAAAGGCCGATGGCGTCGTATACCAACCGCCGAGCTTCCCTGATGCGTTCCTGTGCCTCCGCCTCAGTCACAGAAGGTCGCGTTGCAGTGGGGGCAGCTGGTGATGTGGCGGCTCCCCGCCTCCTCAACCGTGATGCCGTGGGTCTGATCCTCGCGCCCCCGGTAGGTGTACGGCTCGAAGATGTTCCTGCCGCAGCTGGTGCACCAGCCGTTGCGCGGTGCAAACAAGGGAATCTCATGCTCATCGCAGTAAGCCTCCTGCGCCTTGATCGCTTTGGTGGCGTCATAGGTCTTTTCCATGTTCTCCTCCTTGACAGGCCGTCGATCTGTGGTGTACAATGGTGGTGGGTCAAGGTTTTTTGCATTTCCTTCCCGCCTCGCGGTTCCGCTGGTCCTCAACAGCGGAGCCGTTCTTTTTACTCGCCGGACATCCGCGCCGCCCTGCGCTGCTTGAATTCGGCCAGCAGCTGGTTGGCGCGTTGCTCCCGGATCGGGTCTTCCTTGAGCCACTTCATGAACTGCTGTGTTCCCTGGTACGCCGCCAGCCCGATGTCCTTGCGGACGTGGTCGGGGATGAGGCTGTGATCGATGATCGGCCTGCTGGCCTGCGCAGTAGCTTCCATGGTTTCACCTCCTTTCAAAACTTGCGGCACACCAGATTCATCAGCTCGGCCACGGCGGTCAGGACACTGTCGGCGCTGACGTTCACAGCGTAGAGCAGATGAAAAGGGTCAATGGCGTGGGGATCGGGCACTTCCCAGATCAGGAAGTATTCATGGCCGATGAACAGCTTGTTCTTCTGGCACTGCCAATCGGTGAAGTCGGCGAGGGATTCAGCATCCATCTCGCAGTAGGTGATGGCGATGTCATTTCGCCGTCCGTTTTCCTTCACGATGGTTTCCATCTGCGAAGCAACGCGCTTCATCTGCTCTGTGCGATGATCCATGGTGTAACCTCCTTCCTGGTCGTTATGGGTTACGCCGCCTCTGCGCGGTGGAAGACGTATCGAATGCTGTACTCGGGGAACAGCGTCTCGTGGATGAGCTCGGCCTGTCCGTAAGTGAATTCGCTCTCGCCGGCCAGCTTGTTGGCGATGGTGTCGCGGTGGACGCCCAGCAGCCGAGCCAGCACCTCGTTGGTGATGTTCTTGCGGCTCATCAGCACCTTCAGATTGTCGTACACTTTATTTCCCTCCTTTCGCCCTGCCATCGTCAGGCTGGGTAAGGCAATTCCCAGCGACGCCCCGGAGGGCGTTTCGGCTATTGTTACTTGTTGGTCTCGTAGAAGTAATCCCGTACTTCGTCCAGGGATTTGCCGGTGAATCGAGGGTCGCCGTCAATGCTGACCGTGTAGGTGCGAGTGCCATCCGCTTCATACTTGGTCAGGATGTCGAAGTTCTGACCCATGCGCTTCGAGTAGATGATCTTCATGCATCCAGCGCGGTATCCCATGAGAGTCTCCTGCCATTCCTTGATGACCTCGACGATCTCATGACGGGCTTCATCGTCCTCGATGAACTCGATGGTGTACTCCATGCCCTGGATGAGGCTTACCAGATGCTGGAAGGCATTCCCGATTTCCCTGGCCTTGTCGCCGCCCTGCTCCATGAGGTTTTCGAGGTCGGTGAATTCTCCGTTCAGATCAGAAGCGGCATGGCTGACGAACATGAATGCGTTGAAATCCTTCATTGTGACATCCTCCTTCAAATTGTCCACATTTGCGGATTCACTATGACAAGTATAGTACGCCTTTGCGGATTTGTCAAGACTTTTTTCTGAATTTGCGGATTTTTTTATTGACAATGCGGACAATCTTCTATATAATGGGCCTTAGAAAAAATACTTTTGGAGGTGCCGATATGCTGGGCGAAAAGATAAAGGAGCTGCTTGAAAAAAGGGGAATGAGGCAGACCGAGCTTGCGCGGATTACCGGCATCTCAAAGACCACGATCAACTCCATCATCATGAGGAATAACAAGAGTGTGGATTTCAGCGCGATGGAGAAAATTGCCGACGCGCTGGGAGTGCCGATTGAGTACTTTAAGGAATCCGGATCTTCGGACACAAAAAAAGAGCCCATCGACACGGATGAGCTCCCGGAGAAAGAACGTCGTTTCGCAGAGCTGTTTATTTCTCTGTCTCCGTCGAATCGTCACACGCTGCTTGTGATTGCAGAAGCGCTTCTGCGAGATCAATCAGGAAATCCTGATCATGGAGAGTGAGGGCACGGAAAATAGACAGGGCCTCCCGCGTTTCCTTGTCAATGAACATATACAATTACCTCGTCTCGTGATACTCTCCGGAGGCGAGGTTATTGTAGCATACAAATTTAGCCAGAATATGACTTTGCCGGAATCTGGCAATTTTTGTCAGATTATTGAAAAAAGCGGCACAAAGCCGTTTGCATAAGGAGGTTTTCTCATGAGAAGGATAGCCTTGTCGCTTCTGCTTCTCGCGCTTCTGGCTGTATTTTCTACGGCAAGCGCGGCGACATCGCCAGACACCATCCGGGAATGGATTGACGGCGGTATTGGCGAAGGCGAGACGATCACCAGCGTGGAGCTGGATGACAACACTCTCTCGATTGCGGTGGATCTGGGTAGCGTGGATGAGCTGTATCCCGGATACATAACTGACCTTGCCACTGATCGCGCATCGTCGATCACCGACGAGCTGCTCAATCACCCGGAGCTTGATGCTGAATGGGAGATCATCTATCTCAATTTTGAGAACGTCGGATACTTCTTCTTCACCAAGGATGACATCGAGAAGAACGAGTACGACATGCGGTACATGAATGTGTACGATGAGGATTATAACTCGCGCATTACCACAGATGGAGAAGCGCCGGCGGCAACCCCGGAGCCTGATGTGACCACCACCGTCATCGAGGCGCTTGTGCGGTATCGGGCAGGAGAATACGATAATGCGGTGATCGATTCCATCACCATCAACGATCATCTCGGAACCGATACACCCGGCGACTATATCGTGCTGGTGTACATGACCTGGAACGGAAAGAACAGCAGCGCCACTTCAAAAGAGGTGCTGAAGGTGTACAGCGATGATCTCGCGGCAAGCCTGTATGAAGGATCCGAGGCTGTGCAGGAGATCGCGGTGTTCTGGACGGTTCCGTATCAGGACAACCGCAACGGGAAGTGCGCCTATGAGCGCAAAGCTGATGGGATGTATCTGACTGACGAGGTCTGGACGTTCTGACAAAAAACAACCCCGCACCATGTGGGCAAACATGATACGGGGCATACAGTCCGACGAGTTCCCAGCCCAGGAACTGAATGCGTCTGCTCCACCATTATAGCAGACGCCGACACAAAACGCAAGGGGTCTGTCTATGGCAAGAAAGAAGGAACAAGCACAGCCAGCTCTCACAGCTGCCATCTACGCCAGGTATTCATCCAACGCACAGAACGATGCCAGCATAGAGCAACAGGTGGCGGAGTGCACATTGTACGCCCAGCAGAACGGTCTCAAGGTCGTGGCGACGTTTGAAGACCGTGCCATCTCTGGTCGGAGCGACAAGCGCCCAGGCTTCCAGAAGATGATCAGGGCGGCGGAGCGCCGGGAGTTCCAGGTGTTGCTCACCTACAAGTCAAACCGCATCGCCAGGAATATGTATGACGCGCTGCGCTACGAGACGCGCCTGGAAGATGCCGGCGTAAAGGTGGTCTACTGCAAGGAGAACTTCGGCGACAATGCCGCCGGCAGGATGATGCTCCGCATGATGATGTCCATCAACGAGTTTTACTCGGACAACATGGCAGAGGACATCCGGCGCGGCCTGATGGACAGCGCGTCCCAGGGGAAAGTGGTCGGGGCGCTGCCGTATGGCTACAAGAAGGGCGAGGATGGCAAGGTTGCCATTGATGAAGAGCTGGGGCCAATCGTCCAGGAGATATTCAGCCGGGTGATGAATGATGAAACCTATGCGGACATCGCCAGGGATCTGAATGCCCGTGGATACCGCACCCAGCATGGGAAGCAGTTCGGGAAATCGTCCTTCCGGGCGATCCTCGAAAACGAACGCTACACCGGCGTGTACCTTTACGGCGACATCCGCATTGAGGGCGGGATGCCGAAGCTGATAGAGAAAGAGGTGTATGACGCTGTGAATCATATCGTAAGGCATCGGCAGACGCTTCATGCGCGGCAGCGTGAGAATGGCGAATACCTACTGACGGGAAAAATCTTCTGCGGCAAGTGCCTGGGGCCTATGGTCGGGATCTCCGGGAAGGGCAGATGGGGGAAGGACTTCTTTTACTACTCCTGCAACACAAAGCGGCTTCAAAAGAAGTGCGACAAGAAGAACGTGCGCCGCGATCAGATCGAGGAGGAAGTGACGAGGGCGGTTCTGGAATGTGCCCTGGACGATCCAACCGTGGAGTGGATCGCGGACACGGCCATGCAGATGTCGAAAGAGATGGAGGAACAGTCCCAGCTCGGATACTATGAATCCAGGCTCAAAGAGGCAAAGAAGCAGATCGCCAACATCCTCCGCGCCGTGGAGATGGGAATCATCTCGGACGAGTTCAAAGACCGGATGACGGAGCTGCGGATGGAAAAGCAGGAGCTGGAGGGACTGATCGCCACCGAGAAGATGGGGATCCTGACGGTTGGGCGCGATGACGTCATTAAATACCTGCTCATGCTCCGCACCGAGGATTACAGGGACAAGAAATTCCAGAAGCGAATCATACGGGATTTTGTGAAGGCCGTCTATGTGTACGATGACCACTTCAAGCTGGTGGTTGACTTCACCGGCGAGAACAAGACGTTCACCAGGCCGCTTAAGATAAAACTGGCGAAATCCGAGGGAGTCCAGGACTGTTCTGGGGTTTGTATAAGCTCTGATGTGGCCCACCACATTTCTCTTATACAAACCCCGGATCCGAGAAACTGTATAGATGTTTCGGATGCGGGGTTTGTCATTACTTGGTATTTCTGTGAAAATACAGTAAAGCCATAGTAAAAAAGCATGAGTATTGTGTTTTTCGACGCAATACCCATGCTTTTTTTGTTGGATTCTGTCGTACAGCACCAGAATATGTCTAATCCTGCCAGTTTCTGACGAGTTCGCCCATAAACTGGTAATTACCAGACTTCCAAGCAAGATTCTGGTAAAATTTGACAGTGAAAGGAGAAGCAGCATGTTTCAGATCAGGATTGTCGTAAAGCTTGGAGGGCCGGTTGGCGAACTCGGCTTATTCAATCAGGACTTGGCAGACCTATGCGACATTCAACCCAAGCTTGCCGGTGAGTGGATCAGCGGTGGCATCGAGCGTCCATCCCTAGAAGACCTCGGCACGATCATGACCCAGCTTGAATTGTTCCGTTTGGACGATGTCCTCGAGGTACAGATCATCGGTGATCCGCCGCCAGCGGAAGGCCGTAAGGAGCGGATCATGGAGAGGCTTGCACCGCTGCGTGTGGAGCGCAAGGCAAAGGATCGGGAGCGCCGTAAGCTCAAAGCCGAACGGATGCGTCAGCAAATCGAGGAAGAGATCAGGCGCGATGCTCGGAAGCGAAAGAAGCCGACAAGATAGTAAACAGAAGCACCAGACACACCGTGTCTCGGTGCTTTTCGTCGCTGTACAAGTTATCGGTGAGTTATCGACAAGTACACCTGTTTCCTCCCGTTCTATGGCATTATGGGTACAACAAAAACGAACGGAGGCAACCACCATGACAGAGAAAACCACCCGCCAGATTGAGAACCTCAAGAACCAGACCATCGGGGTTGAGGTCGAAATGAACAGCATCACCCGCAAGGACGCCGCCAAGATCGCCGCCGAGTTCTTCGGCACCGGACGCTTCCAGGACACCGCCCACCGCAACGGATACCAGACCTGGAGCGCCTGGGACGCCCAAGACCGCGAGTGGAAATTCCAGAAGGACGTCAGCATTGCGGGGCCTGACAGCGAGAAGTGCGAACTGGTGACGCCGGTTCTGACCTACAGCGATATCGAGACCTTGCAGGAGCTTTGCCGCCGCCTGCGCAAGGCTGGAGCCAAGAGCGATGCCACCAGGGGCTGCGGGGTGCACATCCACATTGGAGCCAAAGGCCACACGCCCCAGAGCCTCCGGAACCTTGCCAACATCATGGCCAGCCACGAAAGGCTCCTCGCGGATGCCCTCCGGCTGGATCACCGCCGCATGAGCCGCTACTGCCGCACGGTCAACCCGAACTTCCTGGAGCAGCTGAACCGCAAGAAGCCCGACACGATGGCGAAGTTGGCGGACATCTGGTACACCAGCCAGGGTGCAAGCTACGGCAGGAACCAGCACTACAACGAGAGCCGCTACCATATGCTCAACTACCATGCCACCTTCACCAAGGGCACCATCGAGTTCCGGCTCTTCCAGTTCGACGCACCCGATGGAGAACGGCAGAATGGCATCCATGCCGGCCAGCTCAAGAGCTTCATCCAGCTTTGCCTCGCACTCAGCCAGATGGCGAAGGACGCCAAGAGCGCCAGCCCCAAGCCCCAGCAGACCGAGAACCCGAAGTACGCGATGCGCACCTGGCTCCTCCGGCTGGGCTTCATCGGCGAGGAATTCGCCACCGCACGGGATTTCCTGACCCGCCACCTGGACGGCGACACGGCCTTCAGACACGGCAGGACAGCCGCCTGACGGCCACATGGAGGACTTAGCCTCCTGCCACCGGCTCCCGCCCCGCACGGCGGGCTTTCGGTGGTAGAAGGGTAAGCCCTTCGGAAAGGACGGTAGAGACCATGGCAAGATACGAAATGGCATACGGACGGATCCGCGACACCAAGAGGCGGTATTACATCGCCTACGGAAGCAACCTCAACATTCAGCAGATGCGGATGCGCTGCCCGTCGGCGCGGGTCATCGGCGTCAGCGCATTGGAGGGATACCGGCTCATGTTCAAAGGGAGCAAGACCGGCGCATACCTCACCATCGAACCGCACGATGGCGGCATCGTGCCGGTGGCCGTGTGGGAGGTCACGGAGAACGACGAACGCGCCCTTGACCACTACGAGGGCTTCCCGCGCTTCTACTACAAGGAGGAGATGAAGCTGCCCGTCAAGGGCATCAGAACCGGGAAGGTCAGGGAGCGCACGGTGTTCGTCTACATCATGCAGGAGGACAGGCCATACGGCCTCCCTTCCGATCACTACGTGAACGTCTGCCGCCAGGGATACGACGCATTCGGATTCGACAACAGGCGACTGACAGAGGCGCTGCAGGCCAGCGCGATGGAGGTGTACCAATGAAGAACGAGAACAAACAGCCGAGGCAATGCCCGATCTGCGGAGCAACCTACACAGAAGCGCCGGCGCTCTCGCGCCTGGACAACGAGACGCTGATCTGCCCTGACTGCGGCACCCGTCAGGCTCTGGAAAGCATCGGGGTCAGCCAGGAAGAGCAGGAGAAGATCCTGACCATCATTCACAAGGTGCAGCAGTAGCCAAAAACAAAAAGAGGCCCCCGCCGTGCGTGGCGGGGGTGTGCTCTATTCAATCTCGCAGTAATCCTTGCCCTGGCATCCATCGTCAGGGATTTCCAGTTCTTCAGCGACAACGGTGAGCTGTCTATCGTTCATCTCCTTCACCGCTGCCTCGATCACAAACCTGTCAATGTCATAGCCGTAATTTTTGAGCCAGGATTCAACATAGGCCAGCTTCTCGTCGCCCTTGCCCTCGCCGGTGATTATCTGTTCTGCGGCTTCCACAAGGCGCTTCACGACATTCCAGATCACGGTCTGCTGGTTTTTCGTAGTATGAGATTCCAGCCATTTCTTCGCGGGAGGGATGACTGCCTTGAGCAGCCACGCCAGAATCGCTTCACCGATCAGCACGACGATAGACACGACCAGGCCGGTGAGGTCGATCATGGGGGCGCTGGGGGCAGGCTCGGCGGCGGTCTCGGCCAGACAGGACAGGCAGATCACGGTAAGGAGCATGGCGGTCAGCAGAATGGCAATAAACTTCTTCATGGCGATTCTCCTTTCAATTATCGGGTACACGTTCACTGATTCTCGTGTACGTTTTCTCTTGCGGTATCAGGCTGTTCAATGTCGTGCGTCAGGAACCCGCCTCTGCTCTTGATCTTGGCGTAGGATTCCTTGATGTGCTCCATTGCCACCCTGCCGCGGTTGTTCTTGAATTCCGGGTGTGTCTCGCAGTATTTCTCGTATTCGTCGATGTCGTCCAAAATATCCTCAAAGTGACTTTCGGAGTGGTCGCGGTTTTCACACATCTCATCGTAGAAGCGGAGGATGCGGTAACGCTTGTTCCGTGCCCGCTCATCCTCATCCTCGCGGATGTGATTGTCGAGGGTTGTCTGCATCTTCTCCATCCGCTCAGTCATTTTTGCATCCTGCTTCTCCCTTTCCTTGTTGGAGGCATCGATGCTCTCCTGAGTCTTCTTGCGATTTGAGATCACGGTCGGGATGATACCCACCAGCGCAACCAGAATAGGAACACAGACTGTGAGAATACTTTTGAACCACTCCATTATTTCTTTGGCAGACATTTCAGCACCACCTTTCCGAATATGACGCCAACCGTTATTGCGATCAGCACTCTCGGAAGGTAATAGCCAACAGTGCATATGATCAGGTCAGCACGAGCAACAGCTACCCCTATCGCCTGGTTACTCATTAGGTGTCACCTCCAAGGAACCAGGATAGGGTTTTACCTGTACCTGTGATGAGGTTCTTGTCCACATAGGACTTGATGCCCTCGATCTTACCCTTGGAGGTGTACTGCCAAAGGTCGCACTCATAGTCCGGCCTTTTGCCAGTGGGCTCACCGATGTCATTTCCGGCATAACGCGGTATCCAAACAAAGTCGAACAGGTCGCGCAGCTCGTCAAACTTGTACTGCTTATAGCGATGATGGGCGACATAAGCACCGATGCGCTTCACTCCCCGAACCCGGAGGGTGTTGACGAAAGCCTTGATACCAGCCTGGGTCACGCACTCCTCCTCGATGTCCATCACATAGAACAGCGGGTTATGGGACTTGGCATACTGGATGATCTTCACAGCCTCGTCTGCGCCTTTGGCAGCGTCTCTGGCGTAGGAGTAGCAGAACACTCCGAACGGGATCCCCAGCCTGTTCATCTCCGTGGCGTATTCCACGAAACGCTCGTCGATGTCAGAGCCAAGGGAGGCGCGGGGAATAACCAGGCTCACATGAGGCTTCAGAGCTTCAAAGTCAATGGTGCCTTTGTGCTTGCTGATGTCGATGATTTCCTTGCCCTGTTCGCTGGTTGTTTCCGAGGACGGCTCAACGATGACGCCGCCATCCTCGCTAAGCTCAACCACGACTTCGGGCACGGGAGGCTCAATATTGGAGCTTACGACGTCGCCGGTCTTACCGGCTTCATCAAAAGGGTCGGGGGTTTCCTCCTTCGCCTGGGGCCAGAAGATGAACGCCTGCTTCAGACAGGATTTGAACTTGTCCTGCTTCTGCTTCCTGGGGCATTCCTTCTTGTTGGGGTCGTTGGCGTAGATGTACCCGGCGTCATCGAAGCCGATGGCGACGATGAAGTGTCCGCCGGATGTCCAGAAGTGACCGTCATTGCTGTTCATGGAGCACACGGCAAGCGCACCGTCAGCAAGCGCCGCTTTCAGCGTCGGAATGCTGGTGGTCTTGATGAACTTCTTGAAGCCCTTGTACTTCTTGAATACAAACTCATAGAAGCCCCAGGACGTGCCGCTGCTGTACGTGCGGAAGCCGTTGTCAACGGAGAGCTTGCACATCTCCACCGGGGTGATGTCCTTGTCGATGAAGGTGGCCATGATCATGGCCATGGAGCTGGGGCCGCATCCGCTGTTGCCGATGGTCTGGCTGCTGGTGTGGGTGCTGTACTTCTTGCTCTTCCAGCGGGAATCCCACTGGAGGTAATGGACGCACTTGTTGATGGTCTTGCCGCCGGCGGTGGTCTGGCCTGCGCCGGTGCCGGAGGAGGTCTTTGCGCTCGTTCCGATCAGAGCCGCCCAGGTCTTGGGGCCACAGATGCCATCGGCGGTCAGCTTCTTCGCGGACTGAAATGCGGCGACGGCCTTCTTGGTGCCGGAGCCGTAGGTGCCGTCCACGGTCAGCTCACCAATCAACAGCTGCACCGCACAGGTGGCGGCGCTCTTCTTGTTCTTCGACGTGGAGCACGTCGGAGCGGTATCCGCGATCTTCGCCCAGGTCTTGGGGCCGATCACACCATCGGCGGTCAGATTGTGCTTTCCCTGCCAGCTGCACACGAAAGAAACGAATGTCGCATCAAAGGTGCTGCTGGCTTCTCCACGCTCGGAGTAGCCGGTCAGGTACTTGGCGACGTTCACCAAGGCGCTGTTGTCATTGTGCTTTATCGTTGCCAGCATCTTCCGTCACCTCCTCGGTATCGTCGGGCACGTCAATCTCCACGACATCCCCGGCGGCATTGCGCTTGAGGATCACATCGGTCTTCCAGTTCTCCGGGGCATCGCATTCGCGCTCAAACGTCATGGTGGTTCCCTCCTTTTTGGCATAGAAAAAGCGCCGGCATAACGCCGACGCTCTTTCCGTCGATAATTACATCCACCGCTCCATGTCTTCTCGGAACTGCTGTTCAGCGGCTTCAAGTCTGCCGCCGTCGGTCTCTATTCCGTGCTGGGCGAGTAGTGTTGATTGTTCGTCGATAATCTCTAATGCCATTCTCAGCATATTTTCGAGGCGCTCGATCACACGCAAATAACTCATGGGGCCGCTCCTTACTGCTCTTCCAGGGCAGCGATCACGGCATCGCGCCAGAGCTCGGGAACATCATCGATGGTCTTCCGGCCCAGCCGGATGAGCTTCACATACAGATTCACCATGGGGCTTTCCTCCTTTACGCAATGAGTGCCGCCAGCTCCGTGACGGCGTCGGTCAGATCGGCAACGATGTCAGCCAGATCGCATATGGCGTCATCGGTGGCCGTGACCTTCAATTCTTCCAGACGAGCAGCGGATTCCTCGGCTGCGGTGACAGCCTTAACCTTCGCCCTCCACTGTTCCGGATCGCGCCGGATCCTCTGGGGTAAGTTCGCCAGCCAAGGGCAGGACATCTCCCACATTGTTGCTGTGAAAGCAGAACCTTCTTCGCGCTGCTCCTCTTGAATATCCTCGAAGAATCTGATACGCGCCGTCCCGCTGTCGTTGGTCACAGAAAAAGCAGGAGGCATCTCCGATAATTCCGTTCTTTGCCGCATATGAAATCACCTCTTTCATAAATCCTATGTTGATGCGTGACCTGATGTATTCGTCGATGAAGTGTTTACTGTCGGCGTGTTCAAACCATCCGATCAGACTGACCACCGCCTGGGCGTCGCGCAGCAGTACCATGTTGCGCTCCCGGAGGCGTTTCTCTATTCTCGCCGCCAGCCTGGACGTATGGAGGAAGATCGCGCCGCGTACTTCGGTGTGGTCGCGGTAGAACCGGTAGCCAACAATATCAATGGGCGCGATGCCGGGGCCTACGTCTTTGGAGTCCGTGGCGATGCGCCGAATCTCCCAGCAGTCTTTCACCTCCAGTCTCAGCTCGTCCCGGCAGTATCGAATAACTTCGCGGACGGCCTTTTCCAAATCGCGCTTACTGGTGCCGATTAGAAGGAGATCGTCCATGTAGCGCAGATAATGCGCTACCCAGTTTGTACGCTTCCCACGGCGCAGTTTGCACATGTCCTGCTTGATGTGGTGGTCAAGCGGCTGCAGGAAGTAGTTTGCGAACCATTGGGACGTGTATGTCCCAATGGGGACACCAACAGGAATGCTGCCAATCACCTTGTCGATCACACCCAGAAGACGAGGATCCTTGATGGTACGGCGAAAAGAAGCCTCCAGCAAGTCGTGGTCAATATGTTCGTAAAACTTTCTGATATCAAGCTTCACAAAGTACTTTGCCTTTTCATCAAGGCGTACCCACTTCTCCATGGTCTTCCTGGCTGCATCAATACCGCGTCCTGGTATAGAACCATAGGAATGCTCATACATTCCACGCATGATAATATCACGAATGGTCTGTATGAGCATCCAATGGACGATATGGTCGGTAAGACATGGGCAGTCAATCACGCGCTTTTTCCCGAAAATGGGTTTCACAATCAGATGACGCATTGGGCCTGGTACCCATCCGGATTCGAGCAATCCGGATAGCTTCCTGGCATACCTCTCCACCTTTTCCGGATCCAGCGATCCCATCTCTGGTGCTACCGGATAATCATAACCCAGTTTCCTGCGCACGATATAATCGCTGCGCTTGTTCTGCGTTCCGTTGTAAACTCCAAGCATCGCATTTTTCGTTGATGCAAAGCTATCCCACAGGTTACCGACTCTTTTCATGCCTTTTTCCCTTACGGCCTTTCAATCGCTTACTAAGCCGCTCCAGCAGGAAGTATTTCGGTTGTTGCCAACCACGGAAAGGTGAGTGCAATTGTCGCAGGATTCTATTCGAGTACCACCCGGCAGGCTTGTCGCTCAAGCGGCCTTGCCGGCACTGGATAAGGTTTAGGGCCGCGCCGTAATTCCAGTTCGCATTGGAGGGGGCGTTGTTCGCGTTGAAGTAACAGGGACCATCGTTCGCCCCGTCATTGACGTTACCACCCCACCGCACCGAGCGCACCTCGTTGGAGTTCACGAGGTTCGCAGGAAGTCAAACGGCCAGAACCTGCACGTCACAATCCCGTCGCGTGATAGTATAGCAGAATCGAAATCAAAAGTCAGGCTTTTAACAGATTCTGGCAAAAATAGCCAGACACTATTTTTTGCAAAAAATTTCGGCGCTTACGCGCCGATTGAGTTTTGGGGGGATTAGGGGGCTGCGGCCCCCTCTGCGCTACGCGCATTCACCCCCTACTGGAGGAAATAAAGGGCCGCGCCGCAATTCCAGTACGCATTGGAGGGGGCGTGGTCCGCGCTGAAGTAACAGGGACCAGCGGGCGCCCCGTCAGCGACGTCACCACCCCACCGCACCGAGCGCACCTCGTTGGAGTTCACGAGGTACGCATAGTCGCAGTAGTACGTCGTTGAACCGCCGCCAGTGGTCAGTACTGGCACACGCACCCAGGGGAATCTGGAATCAGCATCCAGCTGTTTTATGTACCCGTTGGAGTAGCTGGCTACCGGAGTGACGGTTCGCAGCTTAACCCATCCCTTTGCAGTGTTCTGGATTGTCGCCTTGTCGTAGTTACCAAACGGTGTATACTTCCGAGGATCGTTGAGGAAGTACCAGTCCAGATGATAACTCGAACCATCCTCGACGCGCAGATCAGCCAAATCCAGCGACGTGTGATACTGGTTCCCATAGACATTCTCGCGCCAGCGGTAACGCATCGGATAGCATCCGTTACTGTTGCTGATCGGGCTACCGGTGTGCCCCTTCACTGCACCAATGCCACTTATCGCACCGTTGGTGACGCCAGTGCGCCATGGACGGGAACTGATCGTTGTAGTGCCTGGGGTTATTGAGGAACTCCGGTCTGTGCCAGAATAGACGATCTTCGTGTATGCTCCGCTGCTGGATGCGTTTCCACTGGCATCACACCTCGTGCAGGATGTTACGATGTTATATGTGGTGAGGACGTTGGTTGAATCCCAAACTCCAGCACCGATATAAATTGTCTGTCCCGGAACCATAGTGATCACAGCGTTCACGATGACAGTGTTGGCTTCGGGCACAGAGTATATTTTGTGGTTTCCGTTGACAGGAAGTGCTCCACAGCCGAACATGACAGACTGCATATTCGTGGTCGCAAACTCAATGGTCATCAGTAACCACTCATAATGCCACACAGCCATAGGCTCAATCATTGCGAAAGACGAAATATCTGAGGCATTATAAGAAGCTGCGTAGTTCCGCAGATCATTATAACTGCCACGTTGATTCATCAGCCCAGGAAGCGAGACCGCCTTGTTATTTCCGTCCAATGCCAGCGCATACACAGGCAAATACGTTTTCTGCCTAATGCTTCCGTCATAATCACAGCATACAGGATGGATCTTATATCCGGCATACTGGAACGATGAAACCGCCAGTATTCCATCTTGGTCATAGTAATAGAACGGCTCTACCTCAACGGCGACATAATCGCCTTTGGTGCCGTCTTCAACGTAGTCAGCGTCACCCTCGTAAGCATTGACATGGAACACAGCCTTGCCATTGCCTGCGGTCCAATAACCAACACATTTACGACGATTGAACGGAGCATAAGCATCGAAATCGGAATGGGCCTGCACTGTGTCTGTGCCGGGTGTGGCCGTCATCCCAACGGCATCATACAGTCTCGTCAGCGTGGCCGATGACTGGCCAACGCCGGACACACCGAATCGCTTGTGGCCGAATTCAGATTGGCTCATGGCATCAATATTCTTTCGTGCCTGCGCTTTCTGTGCGTCTGTAAAGGCTTGCGCGGTCACGTGGACAACCTGGTCGAAGCGTTGTAAAAGCTGTCTTTCCGCATTCGTTGCTCGTGCGGCCTCTGCTTCTATGGATGTTACAGCCTGATCCGCGGTAAGTTGTGCATCTTCTGCCTCACTCTTTGCTTCGTTTGCTGTTGCTTGAGCCGTGTTGATATCATCTTCATCTTCATCAAAACGGTCAGAAATATTTTGATAAAGCGTATAAACCGCGCCAGATTCAATGGGGTTCGTAGAATTCATGATAGGAGCATCATCAACGGTAATCGGATCCTGTTTTGCTTCGGCTATTGCTTTGGCATTCTTTGCAGTATCCTCATTAAGCTTCATCTGCGCGTCAATTTCATCGAAGTTACTGTTCAGTACACTGATTTGGGCCTTATCAGACCCGTCTGGTTTCGTGAGGCTGTAATTTGTAGTATTCGTTGCCATATATTACCCCTCCGATATTGTGTATGTAATTTTCATGGTCTGGGCACTGGTTTTAGTAACAGGAACGATATTATTTATTGTCATAAGCGTCTGCGGCCTGATTCCGATCATATGGCCGTTGACAGCTGCGAGTGCGACATGCCCACGGATAGGAACGACATACCAGTTTGCGTAATCGATATTATTAATCTCCTCCACTTCATTGATCGTGTTGTTGTGTGTATTGATTACTCTGGTTGTGGCATTTCCAAGCGAGAAAAAGATTCTCCCCTGATAAACATCCGCAACCGTTCCATGAGGCGCGCGCGCAGTTGAGGCTATGGGTCCAAGCTGCGTGACATCAGCTGCTGCATTAAGTCGGATTTTATATAGATAGCGCTGAACGGCATCGGCTCGATTGTTGATATACTGCCATGCATAGAGATAACCGTCATAGACGTACCAGCTGAGCGTGGGCGGTATGCATCCTTGATTCCTTATTTGAAGTGCCTGGCCAGTAGTGTTTGAAATGTCATAGATAACTTTTTCTCCCGTATCTACGTTAACTTCAAACACCCTGATCGCTGCACCATCGGCGCATCTATTCGGATAATCATCAATGTCCCACCAGTTATTGTGGGCACTTAAAGTTGGAGAAACAACGTACAGTTTCCGATGCTCATAATCAAACGACATACTCAAAGTATACAAGTGATTAAAAAGAGCATCACCAAGCTCGATCTCAGTGTCCTCTGAAACAGGCGTATTATCTCCATGCATATGCCATACATTAGTGGATGCTATGCTTGCTGGGTATCTGTGAAGCGTCAATGAAATACTCGCATCATTCTGTAATGTAACTGTCGCCGTAAGATACTGGTTATTGATAGCGTCGATCTCAAGAAATCGTGTCATGCTGCCTTGGCCTAATTGATCAATTCTTGTGCCAAGGTCTGTACGGGAATATGTTCCAATCATCCGAGCGATATATCCATGTGTATATATCGGATCGGAAGCCGTATTTCCGTTTGGTCTTAATGCCGCTCTCTGGTTAAAGTCCAGCGGAAATAAAGCGATGCCGGTTTCGGTTCTCGCCAGTCCATCATTCATATACCCGCCATACAATGGAGTTAGGCACACAGACGCGATTTCACCATTACCTTGATTAGTTGAAAAATCATAGACAAAACGGAGATTATGCTCGGCCCAATTCAGCAATGATTCTGTGGAATTATAGGAACCGCGAATCTGGTTATTGCCTCCATTAAGCTGACCGTAGACACCAGCAGCAATAACTTTAGCTTCACTTGGAATCTGACATGATTCCTCATCAAGTTCCCTGTTAAAACAGAGAATTCCTCCGAATAAGCGTGTTAAATCCCATCCACTTTCAAGCATAGTATAGCCATCGTTATACTGGCCAACACCTTTGAATATTTCAGCGAGAGCATCGGTCAGTGTATTATCTTGCTGGTATTCCATGACCTTTTTTCCCGCCTCGAATAATTCAATCTTCGTGCGTCCCTTTACACCATATTTGTTCATGTTGTAGCCTCTCTTTCAATCGTGATATAACTTGCCCCTCCTGTCCATCTGAAGCCAAGTCCACCCACATTCATGAGATTCCAACTGTTAGCAGGGACCCGAGACATGATCTCGGCTGTCTGATTTGTGTTCTCATCAACAAGCGTCCATTGATTATTCTGCCAAACAAACCAACTCAAGCCACTGTCGTTAGTAACCGCGAATCTGGCGTCGGCATCTCCCGTAAATTCGACTGTCTGTATTGTGCCGTCAACCTCAATCATATTCGTGGGATTGGAGACACAATATACGACGATCGTGTTATCCGCTTCTTCGGTTTTGTAAAAGTTTGGCCCCTTATCCATAACAGAGCCAGTAATGATAAATGCATTTCTCAAATCGACAAGGCTGAATTGATCACTCGACGTATGTCCCAGCGGGTTCCCACGGGAGATTTCAAGAACATCGCGGATAGAATCGAGTATACCGAAGTCTGGAATCAACGGAATTTCGCCTATAGCATCTGAGAGACTTATAGTGCCGTCCCAGACATCTGTAGCTGCCAGTCCACGCCCAAATACAACGCCTGTTAATCCACCTGGAGCCACTCTTATAAATCCCATTGTCTCATCTGGCTGAATAGTGGTGTACGCTATATCCGCAGGGCTTATGACGTTTGATCTGTTCAAAACGTCATCCCATGTATTTTGAGATAGCTCTGTTCCATCAAGGCTATCCCAATCATAGGCAGAAATATGGTCCCATGTGAAAATCTGGATTGAAGACCATGTTCCGTTTGTACGAGCCATCGCCCAAACGATAGCATCGGCGTAGTTCCACAGAGTTTTTCTGTTAGCCTCATCAATCCTTCTATCCGAAATAAACAGACCATACTCAAACGACACTTTCAGTTCATAACGAGCATCAGCTCGGATGTCCGCGGTCCATTGGAAGGTAAATACATTTTTGCCTCGAGGCTCATAATCAACAAAAGTTTGAAATAAGTCTCCATCAAGATAAACCCTTGCGATAACCTCACCATCCATTGTCATTTCATGCGATGATGTGAAAATGAAGTCGATTCTTGTATTATCGACTGTGGCGAAGTGAATATCTGCTACAATTGTTTCTCTTTGTATTTCAAACTCTTGTGCGTTCAGAAAGCTATAAATATAGAACGTCGATCTGTCTTCCGTCATCTGCTGCAAAAGGCCGGATATATCTTTATCAACCTTCGAACGCGCCGAAATCAATGCAGGGTTTTGTCCAACACCGGTAACAGTGTAAGTACCACCATATGTCCAGTCGTACTTTGTTATACACGAAAGCTTTTCACTATCCGCAGCGCCGTTTTGAAAAACAATCACGTCCCCAAGATCATAAGCCGGTGAACCGATCATGGAAACTTCCATCGGCACATAATCGATCACGGAGATTGCGTTCAAAACAGCCATCCTCTGTTCTTCAAGAACAGACTCAAGCCCGTATTGTAGAAGCGGATTCTGCCCGCAATTATAGGTTAATCCATTGTCGGTCGGAAGAGCGTAATATGTAGTTGTCTGACGTTCGATATTGACAAAAGACATACCTGTATACCTGGTTTCAAAATCAGAGAATTTTGCCCCGGTAAATCGATGGTAATCGTCTATCTCGTCGACTGGCATCATACCATATGAGCGAAGAACAAGTCGACCAGCGCGATCTATTGTGGCAAACGTACCTGTGGTTTGTGCGCACCAAGAGATAAGATCCCTCCATGTCTCAATGTCATTATCAGGATATAGTGAAAGAAGAGCTTTACCATTTGGCAAGGATCGTATTTCTTCTTCCGTCATTCCGAGTTCAACTTTGCAGATAGAACATGCAAGACGGAGAAAATCATAGACCCTGCCGTCGGTATTATTTAAAGTTGCTTTTTTGTCAAACCGAGACATATTATCATATGCAACGATTTCAATGCCCCAGGTTGTCCAGTTCGCCGTACCAACTGAAAATACTCCAAGTGGCACTGCCTCATATCCATCCGATGTGAGCAATTCCAGGTTTGGAATGATCTGTGCATCTTTCAACGAATATCGAGGCAAATCAAGTCTCACAAACGTCAAGCTGAGTTCTGCTGAATAGACCGTCCCTATTTCAACATTCTCATTACCAGAGCACTGGTTAGATATCGAGAACGTGTTCTTTTCGATATTATCCTCCGTGAAATCAAGGATAGTATTATTAATTATTAATTTGCCGCGAAGCCTGAAATGTTGAACCGGACATTTCATTGCTTCACGGAATGCTTCAGATACTTGATACATGACCTTACAACTCCGTTATTTCGACATCCACCTCATAAAGTCCATTACTATCAGTAAACTGATCACGAGCTTTAGTAAGGTGCGTCTCATTCGTAATCTCAAATTGGCACTCATACGCTGTAAGCGAACCAGAATTGGGATAAAAAGCTTCAACGGTGACAGTATCCGCTTCCCGGAAACGTCTGAATCTGTCCATCCAAATACCAGAAAGTTTCCAAGAACCTGAGATTGACAATTTGGTGGTGCGAGTGACAATCACCATAGTCGTGCCAGCTTCTGTCTCGTTCTCGCTTTTTATTTTTGTGCCTTTGTAGCTGAGGTTACCATCCGGTTCTGGTAACCACACATTGTTTATACGAAGTACGTTGGCCATATTATCGTCCTCCCGATCTGTAATTGGTTCGGGTGATTGCGTCTATGACAATGTTGTCAATCTTGCGTTGTCCGATATACACAGGTATGGTGATGTCGCCGCCGAGATTCCCGGCAGCAGCAGCCACAGCCTCGCCGATCATGCTGCGGAGCGAATCCACGCCAACAATGGCTTCCGGGCCAGCCTCGCCGCCGCCCAGCAGATTGCCGCCAGCCGCACCGAAGATCGTCGGGCTGTTCAAGATCATGCCGTTTTCCATGGCCTTCTTGTACCATTCGATAGAGAAGTGAGGCATAGAGGGCGGATTCAAAGAGAAGGAACCACTGATCTTGAAATGCGGCAGCTTCAGCTTAGGCAATTCCCAATGGAAATTCATCAGGCTCTTGAGCTTGTCCACAGCGCCGCGCACCAGATTAACCGCGCCATCCCACACGTTCTTGATCGTGTTCTTTATGGCATTCAGCGCATTGGAGACGTTGTTTTTCGCCGTGTTGAATCCATTGGTGATCGCGCTGCCGATGTTGCTGAGCACGGTGGTAATCGTGGATTTGATGTTGTTCCATGCCGTCGTGACGTTCGACTTGATATTGCTCATGGCCGTGGTCACGTTGGATTTGATGTTGCTCCAAGCAGAGGACACGGCAGAACCTATCGCGCTGAGCACGGAAGAGAAAAACGCCTTGATCGCTTCCCATGCCGTGGTGATCGCCGTCTGGATGTTCGTCATGGCGGTCTGGATCGCCGTGGTGATATTCGTCCATGCGGTGGTCACGCCGGTGGTGATATTCGTCCAGGTGGTCGTGAAGAACTCCACGATGGCATTCCAGACGGTTTCCGCAAGGATTCGGATGTTCTCCCATGCCGTGCTGAAGAACGTCGTGATCGCCGTCCACGCCGTTTCGATGTTCAGCCTTATATTTTCCCACGTCGTGGAGAAGAACGTGGAGATGGCCGTCCAGACTGTCTCTGCGGTGGTTTTGATGTTCTCCCAGGCGGTTGTGATCCACGTCGTAATGGCTTCCCATGCCACCTGGACAGCGTTCTTTATGTTCTCCCACAGATTGATCCAGAACTGCCTAAATTCCTCCGAGTTGTTCCACAGGTAGATAAAGCCTGCCACAAGAGCAGCGATGGCGGCAATGACGATGGTGATCGGGTTGGCAAGCATAGCAGCCCACAGCCCCTTCAACGCGCCGCCGACAACGCCCACGACGGTCTTTATCTTGCCGAAGGCCGTGACAATCGTCGGCGCGAGTTTCATCAGCGCACCGACGCCCTGTGTCACTTTGCCAATGAAGATCAGCACGGGACCGGCGGCGGCGATAACCATGCCGATGGTCACGATGATCTTGCGCGTTCCGGCATCGAGACTGTTCAGCCAATTCAGAAATTCGGAAATCTTCTGGATGATCGGCACAAGGAACTCGGACAGGGTTTTGCCGAGCATGGTGATCAGCACGTCCAGGGAGGACTTCAACTGCTCGATGGAGCCGCCGAAACCGCTCATCATGGCCTCCGCCATTTCGTCCGTGGTTCCCGCGCAGTTGGACAGGCTCTCGGACAGCTCGTTCACGTCATCCGGGGCCGTGTTGATGAGAGCCAGCCAGGGGGCCATCTGGTTCTTGCCGAAGATGGCTGAAGCCGCCGCGATCTGCTCGGATTCAGACAGCTTGCTGAATGCGTCGTGCAACTCCTTCTGGATCGTGACGGAATCCTTCATGCTTCCGTCGGCGTTGGTGACGGAGATCCCCAGCTTGTCCATCATCTCCGCGCCTTCCTTGGCAGGAGAGACCAGACGGGCAAGGCCGGTTTTCAGAGAGTTTGCCGCCTTGTCAGCATCAATACCATTGTTGGCCATGACGCCCATGTACAGCGCAGCATCGTTGACAGAGTAACCGGCTGCAGAGAAGATAGGCGCAGCCACGGACATGGCATGGGACAGGCTGTCAACATCCAGGGCAGAATTGTTACACGCAGCGGCAAAGACATCGGCATAATGGCTGGCGTTGTCGAAGGTGTCATGGAAGCCGTTGATGGTGGCAACCAGGCCAGCGGAAACCGTATCAAGGTTGCCACCCTCACCAGCGGCCAGATTCATAGCAGGAGCCAGTGCCGCCGCCGATTCCTCTGCTGTCAGACCAGCACGAGCAAAATTCAGACAGGCATTCGCCGCATCGCTCATGCCGTATGTCGAATTGGATGCAGCCTGGGCCATCGCATTTTCCAGCAATTCAGCCTGTTCAGCTGTGTTACCCATAGTCTGGTTGGTCAGCGTCATGACCTTATCGACCTCGGCATACTTGGACGCCGCGACGGTGCCGAAGCCGATCACAGCCGCAGATGCCGGCATGATGGCCTTGCCTGCGCCCTCGATCTTCTCACCGACTTGCTGCACCTGTTCGCCAGCAGCCGCGATCTTCTGCGCACCGACGGAGCCGAACTTGTCCATCTCGGCATTGAGACCCTTCAACTTCTGCTCAGTCTCTGCAATCTCGCGCTGCAAGGCATCCCATTCCGGGCCATTGTCATTGCCGGCCAGCTTCATCTGCGCCGCCGCTTCTTTGAGCGTTTCGAGACGCTGCTTGGTGCTGTCAATGGACGTGGTCAGATTGGTGAATTTCTGCTGGAGTAGTTCGGTGTTGCCGGGATCCAGCTTCAGCAGCTTATTGATGTCCTTCAAATTGGTCTGGCTTTTTCTTGCCGCCTGATCGACCTTTGCAAGAGCATCGGTCAGTTTAGTAGCGTCGCCGTTCAGTTCGATAGTGATACCCTTGATCCGGCTACCCGCCATATCATCACCCCCGCTTTAGAATTTGTCGAAGTCCGCTTGTGTCGCAAGCTCATGATAGCTGTCCGACTCATTATCGTTCGCGGATTCGACGATCATATCGAAGATGATTCCCTCGTCCAGTTCTTCCATCTCCGCGAGTGATAAACCTATCTGCTTGGCGCGTAGCAGGTACAGCGCCGTATTTACTTCTCGATCAGTTGGTCTTCTTTTTTTTTCGGCTTGCTGGTCGTGGCCCTGTTGTTCATGTACAGCATAATGATGTCCATGGCGTGGACGATGAACTCCATGGTCTCAAACTGCTCCAGCCAATCCAGATAGCCGTCAACGTCCAGCGACTTCATGTCCTTCCCCTCTGCGGAGGAATTCATGATATACGCCAGCTGCGAAACGGTGTTCATTTCGCCGGATCCGACGATGGCGATTGCGGCACCTATCATGTCGGGAGACATATCAGAAATCTCGATCTCGCCATCACCAGCAGCCTGTGCGGTTTCCGCGCTCTTCATCATCACGGCGAGTTTTTCAATGCCGACTTTGTTGATGATGTTGGAAATGCTATCCATGAGCTCCTTGCCGAAGACCATGCGGAAACGCAGCGAGGTGGCGCCATTGGCAACGAAAGGAATGCTTTTCTCCTCGCCATCAGCCATCTGCAAAACAATTTCTCTACGCATTTGCTATCCCTCCAATTATGCAGAAACGCCCCGAGGCTTTGTATACCTCGGGGCAACAGTCGATTCTATCAGCCAGCCGCCTCGACGATGATGGTCTTGGTGGCCACCACGCTGGTATCGGAAGCCAGCGTAGCCTTGATGGTTGCGGTGCCCTCCGCGACGCCGGTGACAACGCCAGCGCTGGTCACGGTGGCATTATCGGTGTCCAGGGAAGACCAGGTCACGGTCTGGCCTGCGGGGGCGGTGGTCGCGGTCAGGGTGATGCTGTCGCCAACAGCGACGCTGTCATCGCCGCTGATCACGATGGTATCGGAAGCCAGCGCAGGCTGATACACCTCGTTATACCAGCCCTGATAGGTGGCATCGGCGGTGTCGGAGCAGCTACGGGCCTTCACGATGGTCTTGTTGATGCCAGGGAGGAAGATCGGGGAAGCGTTGATCGTGATGCTCTCGGTCTGCACCTCGGTCTCTTCCTCCTTGGTCTGGGAGCTGACGCTGGGCCTGGTGGCGGTACAGTTGTACATCACATGGCGGATCTGGTTCACGTCGCCGTCGAACTCGAACAGCAGGGCGAAATGGACGCTGGTGGCGTCGGCGTTCTCGACCAGGACGCCATTCTGATCCATGTAATCGCCCAGGACGTTCACACGGAAATCCTCCGGCACCATGGCGCTCTCGAAGTCACCAGAGTAACCGTTGTTGTTGTTCACGACGTAGTACTGAATGCCGTCGGCATAGAAGATGGTCGGGGATCCTTCCGCATCCATAGACAGGGACACAGCACCCGGCCACGGCTTCACGGTACCGAAGGACGGCACATTGCTTTCGTTGAACGTGACCACAGCATAGTGGACGTTCTTGAGGTTGAATTTAACCTTGTTCTTCTTGGGCATCGTTCACCCCTCCTATAGTTTACTTGCCCTCTGCTCGATCTCTCGTTCGAGGGCTTCGCTGGTGGACTGCTCGACAGGAGCGATATGCACTCTGGCAGAAGCGCGTCCACCCTGGCGGAGCGCATGGCCTTTCTCGGTAAGGTGGGCCAGTCCGGGATTCGTGGCGTTGTGAAGGACGCCTTCGATCTTGTTGCTGGATTCGCTCACAACCTTAAAGCGCCAGCCCTTTGCGTAGGTTCCGGGCTTGCCGCCCTTGCTGCTGCGCACGGGAGAAGTCGCCTTAAGCTGCTTCGCTCCTTCCTTGCCGACCTTCTTGACGGCCTCCACGGTTTCAATCCCAAGGTCATCGGTATAACCTTTGAGGGCATCCATGATGGCGCTGGCCATTCCGTCAACGCTGACACGAACATTGCTCAAAAAAACACCCCCGATCAGCCGTCGGAGCTGTCAAGCATGACGCTCATCTCATACGTGGTCACATACATCCGCTCACTGCTGATGTACGTCGGCCCCAGCTTGGAATAGCCGATGTCGGCGTTTTCCAGAGCAGCTTCCACGGCCTCCTCCAGATCGAAGTCCTTGTTGTCGGTGTACAGTTCGATGCGCAGCTCCGTGATCTTCTTGTAGCTGATGCCGTCGGCGTGAAAATCGCTGCGGCCAGGGTACAGGAAGCAGATAAAGGGCGGACCAACCGCTTCTTCCTTCTCGAAATGATCGTAGGCGTATGCCAAGCCGATGCCCTTGATCATGTCAGAGATTTCGGTGTGCGTCACGGCTCATCCACCTCGCTCTCGGAGGTTTTATGCACTCCCGTCTCGCGCTGCGCATACAGCTCCAGATAATCCGTCCCCTCCGGGTGGTAGGTGCGGTAAATGGCGTATCTGGTGCCGTTGTACTCACAGATCTGCTGGCCGTCGTATTCACCCATGAAAACAGAGAACATGATTTCCGGGCGCATTCCCTGCCTGCCAGCAGAGAAATACTCGTTCCGGCTCACGCTCCCAACCTGGGCGAATACCTCGGTTACCGTCTCCGCCGTCGTGCGCCATACGCCCTTGGCGTCCTGCTGGCGGGTGGGAGGGCCTATCAGCTTGATAGTGGTGTCAACCATCGGCTACCACCGCTTTCTCTTTGAAGACCCTGTTGTTCAGCATCAGGCGGAGCATGCGCGGCATGGTGGTCGCGTCGTAGTTCTGCACAGGGCCAGTCGCGCCGTCGCGCTTCCTCCACAGCCATGCGGCATACATGACGATCAGCTGCGCATCCTCAATATTGGAGGCGTCCAGCGTGGACGCCCCCTCGTTGATGATGTACTTCTCAGCAGCGGTGAGCAGCTGGGTGAGCCGCGCATCATAGGCCGTGGTGGTCAGGATGCCCAGATCAGTCTTGAGCATCGTCAGCATGGTTTCCATCTGCTCACCCCTCGATCATCAGGTCTTCGGCACAGACACGACCACGCCAGCGGACACGATGCGGTTGTTGGCGTCCAGCTCCACGACGGTGATCTTCTTGCCAGCCGCAGCGGTGATCTGCGTGGTGCCGGAGGTCAGCGCGGTAAAGCCGGTGGCGGTGCCGCCCACCTCAACGGCGGGAGTGCCCAGCTTGTACTTCAGCACGGGATCGCTCTGCGCGATGGTGCCGCTGACGGTCAGCACGGTGTCGCCAGCAGCAGAACCAACGGCGGCGGTGACAATCAGATCGTTCATGTCAGCGTTGGCATAGTCCTCGGGGAAGGTCTTGGTGGTGGTG